TAAACATGAATTATTGTTTTTAGAACAATATCCACATGAAGCATATGAAAGTGAGAAGAAAAAAATTATTGAAGATTTAGAATTTTGTGAAAAAGAAATTAGTAAAAGGTTAGAAAATAAAAAATTAGTTGATAAAATTTTTAAAGAAGCAAATGAGTGGGTAGTACCAACTGATGAACATATTGGTTTTAGAAATTTTGTTATGGAACAGCTTTCATATGCTCAAAAAGATTGTGATATAAGTTATTATGACGAAAGAATTTCTGAATTAAAAAATCGACTTGAAACAATGTCCTTGGATGTTTTTTTAAAAGAAAAATATGATGAATTGAAAAAAGATTTTGAATATTCTTCCAAAAAATTAAAGGAACAAGAAGAAAACTGTGAAGAGTCGAATATTTGGATTGAAGCTTTATTTAAAAGTTTGGGTGAACTATAAAATAATTATAGATAAAAATATTTTAATTAAAATGGAATTTATTGAATATAATGGTAAGAGCGAGGATTTTCCGGGATCTTGGGATCACGTTCTAGCTGATGATGTAAAAACGTATGTTCCGGTTGTGGAACGATTACATTGGGCATATGGATACCCAATCATAAGAAATATTTTTTATATGTTAGGCACAAATAAAAATCGTGATATATACTATGTTTATCCGGATTTTGGTAACAAATATTATATATACGCATCTGAGGATTTAAATAAGGCTAAGTTCTTTGTTGAAAATTTTATAGTAAAGGGGTTAAATAACGAATTACTAACATCAGAGACACGTATATTTGATTTACAAGAATATACGCAAAAATTAAGTCAAATCATTAAAATTGTTGAAGAAAAATGAATATAGTAAATAAAGCAAGGGAGTTTGCAATCAAAGCACACAATGCTGTGAATCAAAAATATGATAATCAACCTTATGAGGTTCATCTTAAAATGGTCAGTGAATTTGCAAGTCAGTTCCAATATCTCCTTAAAGATGATGATTTGGAAATAGCGCAAGCATCCGCATGGTTACACGACACACTAGAGGATATTTACTTTATAAGTTACAACGACATCAAAAAGGAATTCGGTGAGCAAATTGCAGAAGCTGTCTATGCATTAACGAATGAAAAAGGTAGGACGCGAAAAGACCGAGCGAATGCTAAATACTATCAGGGTATTCGCGATATTCCTGTTGCTAGATTCGTTAAGGTCTGCGATAGACTTGCAAATGCGAGTTATTCTATAAGTAATGATAGTTCAATGGTGAATGCGTATCGTAAAGAAAATGAGGAATTTAATCGTGAGTTATATTGCGATGAATTAAAACCCATGTTTGATTATTTAAACCAAATATTAAAATAAAATGTTTAATGAAAGTAATAATAGCGGGTAGTAGAGACTTTAATGATTATGAATTATTAAAGAAAACTTGCGATAAAATTTTAATAAATCAAAAGGATATCGAGATAGTGAGTGGAGGCGCTAAAGGTGCCGATGCTCTTGGTGAACGATATGCAAATGAAAGGAGATATGGTCTTAAGATTTTTTTGGCGAATTGGGATGAATATAAAAAAAAAGCTGGTTATCTTCGAAATATTAAAATGTCTGAATATGCTGACGCTCTAATAGCATTTTGGGATGGCGAATCTAGAGGGACGAAACATATGATTGATATAGTAACTGAAAAGGGATTAAAAACTAGAATAATTAGATATGGAATACAAAATAAATAAAAGTTTCTTCATAGATAGAGATAAAAATTCCCATTATTATTTAATTAATAATGAATTTCGTGAGCAATGGGAAGAATGGAATAATTTAAGTGAAGATGATGAAAGAAGTTGGAATATTCCAGATTTTGTAATTCCGGTTAATAAACATCCAAAACATTTAACATTTTCAGAACCAAAACTTGGTGATGAATATTTTGATGATGGTCCAATCAGAGAATTTATTAATGATAATGGTGAGGGTTTCTCAGTTTATCCAGAATATAATCATAGTGGTGGATTTTATTTTTCTTGGTTAGAAAACGGTGAAAGATGGTCAACAAAATATGGTTGGCAAGATATCATTGATATTATTAATGAACACGATGAAATGCTAAATAGAAAACCTGTTGCATGGTATGTACAAAGAACAGGAGGTCTTACAGAAAGGGAAAGAAATATTAAATACGGTCCATTTTTTAAGGAATCTGAAGCAGATGGGTGGGTTGACGAAAATCACACTAAAATTCCGTTATTTAGATAATACTATCTAAAAATATATTTGCAACCTCGTTATAAAATAAATTAGCGATTTCATCATCTTCCATATTCTTATCTTTGATTTCATCATAACCCAAAGCATACATTAAATGCTCAATATCATAATAAGAATACGGTAAACTAATCCAACTTGGTAAACCTTGCAAATACTCAATAAATGCTCGTTTCATACCACGTCTTTTGATTTCAAAATCATATTCATTCACGAATATTTCCAAACCGGTTTTTAATGGATTTTTTGTTGGTCTAATATCATACCCATCAAAATCTATATTATCCACAATAAAATCTTTTAAATTATTTTGTCTATCCGATTCCTTTAAAAGTTTTTTAATTTTTGTTCTTATATTCATTTTATTTTTTATATATAAATACTTATGTTTATAAAAACATTCTTTCGCTTAAAAATATGCAAATAATAAATAACAAATTAAAATATATATTTATAATAATTTTTGGTTTTGTTTTCAACATTAAAACTTTCTCACAAACAGATTTGGTATTTTATGATTTTAATGTATGTAATAATAATCCTGATTATATTTTTCCATATTTTAATGCAACACCTGTGACAACAACTTTACCACTTGGTTCGGGATGTAGTAGCATTAATGATGGATGTGCAGCCGGATGCCCCGATTTGATTTGTACAAATAACAACACATCCTTTATAACAAAATCTTGGACTAGTCCAGCAATAAATCTCGCTCATTATTATGAGTTTACAATATCAACATATCCAAATGTTTCGTTTTATTTAAATCAATTAAGTTTTAGTTTCAGAAGATCATCCACTGGACCCACCAACCTTGCTGTATATATGAATGGTGTTTCTCAATCAATATTTAATTCAACATCAACAAGTTGCGTTTCACTTGGTGCGGGAATTAATCAATTGGTGACTGGTTCAGCAAATTTTAAAATTTATTTTTGGGGTGGCTCGGTCGATGGGACAGTAAGAATTGATAATGTGAAACTCACACATTCGTTTACAACTTTACCAATTGAGTTAGTTTATTTTAATGTGAGGTCAATTGAAAATAAAATTAATTTAGAGTGGTTGACATCATCAGAAGTGGATAATTCGCATTTTGAAATTGAAAAGTCATTTGATGCGTTTAATTTCTATAAAATAGCCAATATAATTTCAATTGGTTACTCACAACAAAATATATTGTATAATTATACAGATTTTAATGTAAATAATGATAAAATAATATATTATCGCTTAAAACAAGTTGATTATGATGGTGATTATACATATTCACCAATAGTTTCAGTTAATAATAATTTTGATGCAATTTTAATACAAAATGGATTGGTTTCATTAACCAACCAACATGAATACAAAATAGCTAATATTTGTGATATCTCTGGGAGATTTATTCATGATTTGAATAATGGATCAGTTCAGCTAAATGCTGGAATATATTTATTAAGATTAAACGATAAAACCAAAAAAATTGTTTTAAACAATTAATTTGTTTTTCTAAACATTTTTATTTATATTTGCATATAAATACAAAAAATGTTAATTACAATAATATCTGATACCCACACAAAACATCATCACATTCCGAAAGAACATCTTCCGGGTGGAGACATGATTATTCATTGTGGTGATATTTCTTCGCGTGGTTATAGAGAAGAGGTTAGATTGTTCCTTGAATGGTTTACCGATTTAGATTCCTATACACACAAAGTATTCATTGCTGGTAATCACGATTTCTTCTTTGAAGATAACCCACTCCAATCAAAGGAATTGGTTCAAGAATATTCAAATATAATTTATCTTCAGGATAATATGGTTGAAATTGAGGGGGTCAAAATTTATGGCTCACCTTGGCAACCAGAATTTTATAATTGGGCGTTTAATCTTCCAAGAAACGGTGAAAAACTTAAAGAAAAATGGAAAGCAATACCGGAGAATATTGATATATTAATTACACATGGTCCACCGTTTGGTTGTTTGGACAAAACAATTCAGGGACAATCCGTTGGATGCGAAATTTTGACCGAAGAAATTAAAAGAATTAATCCAATAATTCATTGTTTTGGTCATATTCATTATTCTTATGGTTATATGCAAAGAGACAATATTAATTTTATTAATGCGTGTTCTCTTGGTGAAAATTATGTTTATCAAAACAAACCTTTGAACATTGATTTGGATATGTCAAATAGAATGATTAGCTTTGTCTAAACAAAAAACAAATGAAAAAATTAATTTTTGCACTTATTATTGTTATTTTTGCATCTTCCTGTGCATCACAAAGATGTCATGGTGTTGGAAACACAACACATGCACTTAAAGCGAAAAAGCAGCAACAACAAAGAACGTTTTCACAATTTCCTTTCTAATGTTTAAACATAGTTTTTCATATTATTTTAGAAATACTTGGGAATTTATCCGATGGGATATTCCAAGATTTTTTAAGAACATTTGGAGGTTCAGGAGAGAACTTAAATCCTTTGGTGGTTGGGACCGGTATTATACTATCTCAATGCTAAGAAGGTCTTTGATTACACAGAAAGAATCAATGGAAAAGTTCAGCAATGAATATGAACCAACACTTAGATTGAAACTTTATTATATGAAGAGAGCAATTTATTTAACGGATTGCATTCTCGAAGATAAATTTCATGATATGGCGGAAGCTAGACTTGGTTATAAAACAGTTTTTAGAGATTTTAAATTTGAACCAATTGAAGGTTCTACCAGTAAAAGATTGGTTTTTGATGAAGAAAGCGAAGAAGAAAGACAAGCGAACTGGAAAATTTTTGAGGAATCTTCAAAAATTGAGAAAGAAGTTTGGAATGAACTTTTTGATATTTTAAAAGGCGATATCTATAATGTTGATATGTATACCGAACATAAAGGTAAAGCATATGAAGATGTTCACAATGGTAAGGGTTTAATTAATTGGTGGTACTAAAAAAATAAAAACATGTCAGGAGGTTATTTTGATTATAAAAAATATCAACTTAATGATATCATTGATGATATTGAAAGAGTTTTAAATAGACAAGGAAAAGAAAGACCAAAAGAAGAACGTTGGTGTAGTGATGAATATCTTGAAAAATATCCAGAAGAAAAATATTATCCAACCTATTCAAAAGAAATTCAAGAAAAATTGCAAGAAGCAATTAAATCATTAACAATTGCAAGAATTTATGTACAAAGAGTTGATTGGTTTTTATCGGGTGATGATGGCGATGAATCATTCTTGAGAGAATTGTCTGAAGAATTGGATAAGGTATAGATATTTATTGAAAAATAAAAATCATGAGTACTGAAATGAGAAAACTCATAAATGAGTTTAATAACATTAACGAATCAAGTTTAAATAGAATATATAGTCATATTCAAAAATATGAATGCGCAATTATAACAGCGTTTAAAGGTAAGTTAACTAACTGTAGAACCGAAAATGATAATGAAAAAAGAATATATATTAGACAGAACAAGGATAGAAATAAACTTTTAAAATCAGCTTTATTATTTTTTGGATATCAAATTACAAAAGTAAAAGGTACTTATGTTGAATAAACCACAAACCCGCCACTTGCATATACACGCTGTTATAAGCAGGTGCGGTATTATAGCACAGAACTTGATTTGAAAGACGAAACCTTTTTCTTTTCTTTTTGTGTGGTGGGAAAATAAAATTTAAAATAATGAATAAAGTATTATTACCAAAAGAAGAAATTACACAGAAGTTAGATAGAGATAAACTTACTTTATTGAACGCTTCTATCAAAGATTATGTGAACAACTTGTATGAAAATTCAAATGATGAATACATTATACAAGATGGTGAACCATACGCCAATGGAGAATTACATTTGGGACATTTTTTAAACAAAACCTTGAAAGATTTTGTTGTAAAATATTACTTAACAAAAGGTAAGAAAGTTAGGGTTTCATTTGGTTGGGACTGTCATGGTTTACCCATTGAAAATAAAGCAAAAGAAATGAGTGGTGATTTAATTCAAAATGCTAAATTAGTCGCAACCAAATATTGTGATATTCAAAATAAAACTCTTGAACTTTTCGGGATTTATCCAACTGAAGGTAGGTTTAAAACTATGGATATTGATTTTATAGAAAGAGAATTATATATATACCACCAACTACTAAATGCGGGTCTAATTCTTAAAAAGAATAAGCCTACTTGGTACTCACCAACATTAAAAACAGTATTGGCTAACTCAGAAATTGAATATAAAAAAATAGAAGATGAATCTTTGTATTTTCTATTCAACTCTGATAGTTTTAAATTACTTGTTTGGACAACAACAGAATGGACTGTAAACGGAAATCAGGCAGTATGTTTAAGTAATAATATAAAATATGTTAAAACTGTTGACAATATTATTTGTAGTGAAAGTTTTGCTATTGAAAATAATTTAGATTATGATTTGTTTGATGTGAGTAATATTAAGTCATATCATAACCACAATGGAGATTTATGTCCAATTATTTATGATGACTACGTTTCAGATGATAAAACAGGTATAGTACATCTTTGCGGTGGACACGGTGATGAAGATTATCGAATTTTAATGGATAATAACATAACCCCCAAAAATGTGTGCGATAAAATCGGCTTATTAAAACACATAGAAGATTTTAAAATTGATGAAAAGTTTGTATATAAACGTGAAATTTACACACACGATTATCCAATTGATTGGCGTGAAGGGAATAAGGTGTATAAAGTATTAACGGAACAAACGTATCTTGATTTTGATTTAAACAAAATAAAGACTTGTTTAAAAGAAATAAAGTTATCATCAAAAGACAGAAATCGTTTATCAACGACAATATTTTCACGCAAAGATTGGTGTATTTCAAGACAAAGAAAATGGGGTGTTAAAATACCTAATAGTAATGATATATTGGATGTTTGGTTTGATAGTGGTTCTACATTTATGATGTATGATAAACCTGCCGATATATACATTGAAGGTTCAGACCAACACAGAGGGTGGTTTCAAAGTTCGATTATATTAGCATCAATGATTGGTCGAGTACCAACAAAAAGAATAATAACACACGGATTTATTGTTGATAACACATTAGAAAAACTATCAAAATCAAAAGGTAATGGCGGAAGTTTGGAAAAGCTGTATGAAACATATAACCCTGATGTATTAAGACTATGGGTTTTACTGTCAGATTTTAAAAACGATATTGTCTTTTCGGAAGATTCATTAAAAAACTCTGGTAAACAATATTTTAAAATAAGAAACTTTCTCCGTTATTTATTTAATAATCTATATATATATGATTATGATGAAACAAAAGTTGATGAAAATATTTTTTTTAAAGTAAAAGAGTTGGAAAATAAATTTGATTTACTTGTCAATGAATTTGATTTGAATAAAGCAGTAAGGGGTTTTGTTGAATTTATAAACTATTATTCATCTTTGTTGACGGAGGATATTAAAAATGAATTTTATGAATCTGACACAAATTCCAATATGAGAATTAAATATGAAACAGAGTTTTACTATGTTTTAAAACACTTAAATAAACTACTTTTTTCGATTTTACCATTTCTTTCTATGGAAATAAAAAAAGCGTGGGAAGAAAAAAGAAAAGAAAAAGATTTACATGTAGGGACTATATTTGGAAACGAGATGTAGCACTTGCTTATAACGGTTGCAAATATAAAACGTTTTAAACTAAACTTAAATTGAAAAACAGTATATAAATATAAACCAACAATAAATTTGGAACGCTGAAATAAATGTTTTATATTTGTTGTTATAAACACGTTAAATTATTTTATTATGAAAACATATAATGTAAAGTATGATGTTGGACAAGAAGTATATATACTTTTATCCAAAAAAATATTTAAAAGTAAAATTGAAAAGATTAGAATTGTTCATGGGGTACCTTATATCAAAGGCGAAACAATGGAACAAATGGATGGAATTGAAATTGATTACTTGGTTGTAGTTAATGAACAATTCTATCCTTCAGGTGGACATTTATCTAGTTATGATTGGTATAAACAGGATGATATTTTTTTGGATAAAGATGAACTGTTGCGGAAAATAATTTAATTGTTTATAACGTCTGATGATAAACAATCGTTTTAATGTGTTTTATTTGCTGTTATAAGTATGTAATTTACAATTTATACCTATGAAAAAAACGAAAAGAAAAATACATATTGGAAATGACCTATGGTTTTATTGGGTTGGTTCTGGTAGATGGGGTGAGGTAACTCATGTAACGATATGTTCACCAGATGAACAATATTATAAAATAGATGCAAGTGATGTTGCAAGTAGTGAAATGTATGTTGGTGCGGAAGGGTCATTTCCAACACAAATATTACCGTCAAAAGTTAAAGAATATATTGAAAATAAAATAATAAATAAATTTTAAATTATTACTTATAACGGTTGGGTGTATGAGAAGGTTTGCTTAGATGAACTTTCAAATTAACCACTGAACTTTATAGCAAACTTTCTTATACACCTTGTTATGTGTAGGTGTGGTTAATTAAGGTAGAATGTTAAATAGTAGAAATGAACAAAAATTTTAAAAGAAAAATATATGAATTATAAACAAAAAATTACAACTATCAATTATTTTGAAAAGGTGGTTAAAATTTCTCTAACAAGAGAAGAGTGGAATTCATCTGGAACTTGGGTAGAGTCAATGATGAAAAAAGGTTGTGAAAGACTGAGTAAGGATTGGTTTGAAGATTTACATCACTTAGTTATGCGACCAATAAGTGACGAAATAAACTTTTCTGGTAAAAACTATACTTATGATGTGGATATAACATTTGATATACCAAGAGAATTACTGAGAATGTTTGTATATTCAATCGGTCAAATTGCTTATGATTTTGATGTTAAAGGTATAACTTCGGTTACTGCTCAAAATATAGTGGGAAAAATAAACAAACAATTAAAAGAACAACTACCAAATGATGATAAATGGTTTCATTATGGATTTTGATTTTTCTTTTAAAATTTTCAACCGAAATGTTGATTAGAACGATGAACGGAACGCTTACACATAACGTATATCGGCTAAACGCAGTATTTAAAAACTTTTGCGAGGGAAATAATTAATCAATTAAATAATAATAATTAAAAACAAAAAGTAAAATGGAAATCAAAACAAAATTTGACGTAAACAATTTGGTGAAAAGAAAATTCGACACCAATTCAAAGAACCAGATGAGTGCTTTGGAAGTAATGGAAGTGATTGCACAAACTTGCTATGCAGGAACGCAGGTATTTTATTTGTGCAAACATGTAATTGCTCAAAAGGAATTTGTAGAAAAGTATTCTGAAAAAGGAGAATTTACTTGGGTGATTGCTCACAGTATTTCACAAGAAGAAAATCAGGCAGGATGGAGAAAATACCGTGAAGATGAATTGATAGAAGCACCAAAAGAAGTGATTGACATTATACTTGGTAATTCTTAATTGTTCAATTGTGCGGTGGGAAAGTTTTTAAATATTGTCGTTTTAGCCGTTGTTATGCGAAGGTGTGGCAACTCCAAAATTTCAAATTATAGACAAAACTTTCTTGCCACACTTTTGCATAACGGTTGTAAATATGAGAAGTAAATTTTACCTATAAAAATTAGATAAATCAAAATTTATTTCTTATATTTGTTGTTATAAGTATGTAAAACAAACTAAATAATAATTAAATATGAAAATTGAAGGTCAAATTACGCTAGATGGTATATTATATACACTGTTTATTTTATTCTGTTTATTTTTAACAATAGGTAGTTCTATTAGTGGGTGGTGGTATTTATCACACTTTGGATTCAGTGTAAAACAATTTTTGGTAAATATTTTAGTTTCGTCTTCAACTTTATTTATGATCTGGATGATTTTCACTAAAATATTTATTATAAAAATAAACAGAATAAAGTAGTTTGTTTTATTACTTATAACGGTTGAGTATAACCGAAGGTGGGGATTAGAAGTGCCGAACCCTGACTTACCTACAAAAGTAAATTAGAAGCACAATATCTGAATGTTGGAACTACACCCCACTTTTGGTTATACTTTGTTAGGTGTATGTAAATTTTACGGATTATGAAAGATATACAACTGTTAATTGATATGAAAGTTTCTTTAGGTAGGGAAACATTATTATTTCAGATACTTGGTAAGTATGGTGATAAAATACCAATGGAACTTCAAGAAGAACTACGAAAATTGGCAGAAGAAGAAAGAAACTTTGGTGAAATGAAGAAACGAACTTTGAAGGGTGTGTTGGAGTAAAATTTATTACACCTAACGGTTGGGTGTATGAAACGTAGCCACGCACAATACTTAATATAAACCACAGACCTTAATTGGCTATGTTTTATACACGATGTTAGCAGTAGTACGGATTTAAACTACAAATGCTCATTCGGAGAACTGAACCTTTTTCTTTTCTTTTTTGTGGGTTGGACAAAATAAATTTGAAAAATTTAAAAATAAATAATATGAAATTAGAAACAATTGTAAAAGTTACACCAGATGGTGGAGTTGAAATTCCTTCTGATATGAAAGTTGGAACTGGATTGATGAATATGGTAAAAGAATTACGTGATAATGAATGGAGAACATTTGAACATCACGATAATTGGATTAAAAACGAACATTATCCAAATCCAACATTTGAACAACAATTTGATACAGGTAATGCTTATAAAGAAATGTTAAAAACTAAAATTTAAAACTATGATGAAAATTGAAGCAAAAAAAGACGGTAAAGGAAACATTGTAATATCGGAAGATTCCTTTGAAATGATACTGGCTTGTTTAGATAATCAAAAATTTGTTGGTGAACAGCCACAAAATGGTGATTCGCTTTCGGTAGGCGAAGACAACTATTGGAAAGGACAAGAAGATATTCAAAACACTATTGACCATTATAATAGAGAATGTAGAAAAATATTACATCAAAAATATGTTTTAAGAACAGAATCTGATGGTTATTTTCTTGCTAAAAAATATGAACATCAAACAGAAGATACTGAATGGACTGGTGAAGATGTTGGATTAGTGTATGAACTATTCAAAGATACAAGAATAATTTATAATGAAACAAGAGATTTATTACCATTAGATGGTAGTGAAGAAATTAAGGAAGGAAGTACTCCAATTGGTAAAACAAAAGATGGGTGGATTGCAGTTGAACAAGAATCAAGACCTTGGTTAATTGAAAGAGCATTGGGATATGATGGTGATTATTTAACAATTTCTGAAGATGGCAGTAAGAATAGACCTTGGAAACAAGATGAAATTCGAAAAATTATAAACATATTTAATAATAAATAAAATGGGAATATTTGATTGTTTAATAGATAAAGACAATGGAAAACCAAAATCTGATATGGAATATATTTACAGATTAGATATGGTTTGGATACCTAACAAACTTGAAAGTAAACCAATTAAAATTGGAACGATAATGAATAATGTTATTCAACGAGATAATGGCAGTTATGAATTTACTTGTAAAGAAACTGGTGAAAGATTACAAGCAACTTATTCTTGGGCTTTGGCTGAAAACACACCAGAAAATGTTGAAAGAATAAAAATATATGATGATGAATATTTAAAATTCAAAGAATACGAAAGAAAAATAAATTCTTTGAGAAATAATATTATTACTCTTAAAGAGCGTGGAGAAAAAAGAAAAGAAAAAGATATTGCAGATGAAACTCAAATCGGAGAACAAATGTAGTATTACACATAACGGTTCGGCGGGTTGCCGTTGTGCATTCAATAACGGCAACCCGACTGTTATGCGGGGTCATTCTTTTTCACTCGGTAAAAAGCAAAAGGTACAATGGCAAAAAGGAAGTTAGGCCCATCGAGCGGCAAGTGCTCCAAGTGCGGAGGTCACATCAGCATCAATCCACCAAGACCGTGCCGCCGCTGCTCAGGCGAAAAGCCTCAGGCGAGCTCGGAAAAGAAAGAGCGCGTGTTCACCGAGAGCGAGGTGAAGGCGATGGTGCGAGAGATTCTCGCAGAACAGGAACGACTGCATATAAGCGATGGATCCGGAGGACACGATATTGTGTGGGCGGTCGGGATCGGAGAGGTCGAGGCGGTGTTTAAAGCGCACGGCATTGTTCTCGATCCCGCATAACGGTTGACGGTATGAAAAGTTGGGGATTAAAAGATATAAACTTTCGCACCGATACAATGATAATTAATAGTACAAACCTTCGGGAACGCACACACGCCCCAATTTTTTATACCGTGTGTTATGCCCCGTTTTTATCCAATTTTTTATGTTACAAGACGAATTAGCATTACAATATAAATACAAAAAACTTCCATCAGAATTATCTGACAAGGTAAGAAACCAATATTTGTCTGAAATACCAAAATGTTTGAATATCAATGGTGATTCTGAATTTGAGTTAAAAACAGCAAACGGTACAATAATTTCAAAAGGATATGAAAGAATTGTAATTGGAGATTATGGAGCGTTTATTGAATTTAACAGAAATCAAGTTATTGACGAAAATATTTGTATTCAAAAGGGGCAAGAATATAGAATTAACGATGAAAAATATAGTAAGAATGTGAAATATTTTTGGTTGACTGCAAAAGATTCATCGTGTATAAAGATATATTTACAACAGAAAACGGTATCATACGCAGATTATAAACCAAATATGTATTACGTGTCTCCATTTGAGGTTTTTTAAATGGGGAATAACGTCCGATGATAAACAATCGTTTTAATGTTGTTTATCATTTGTTATGTGTAGGTGTGGATTATTAAGGTGGAATGTTTAATCGGAGAACTGAACAAAAATTTTAAAAGAAAAATTAATATATAGATTATGGGAAACATAGTTAAAAAATTTGAAAACTTTAAAGATGGGTTATACGTCACATGTAAAAACGCACCAGAAGATAATTACCAACTTCATAATAAAAAGGATTATTTGGTTATTAAATATGATAACCAACCGTATGGTGTTGGACGAGTAACTATATTTAACCCTTCAAGTAGAAAGGAAGAAACATATCCTAAAACTATGTTTAGTGAACCATTTAACAAATAATTTTTCTTTTAAAATTTTAAACATAGATGTTGATTAGAACGATGGGTGGAACACTTACACATAACGTTTCGCAGCTTGGCGAGGTGCGGGATTTACAGCACTAAAGACGATTAGAATTACAAATTTTTAAATAAAAAACAATATGTCAAACGAAGTACAAAACCCCGCATCTTGCCAAACTGCTGTTATATGCCGCCTTTTTGATTTGGGAAGGAAAGGGTTAACATGGGATTGGTCAAAATTGGAACTGAAAAAACAATACTTTATCAGTCGTGAAGATGTTTTGAATATGAATATGCTTTGGCAACTTGCACAAGGTGGTATAACTGAACAAGCACAATCTTTGAATGCAGAAGTATTGATTTGGGAAGATGTCATAAAAAACGGATGGTACTTGTTGCTGAGACCGCAAGGTGGCATATAACGGTTTGCGTATTGCTGACGTTGCCAATTTGAAACACAAATGTTGAATTAAAAACAAAAAAATAAATATGAAAATCAGAGTTGAAGTTAAAGACGAAGCTGGCAATGTTCAGCAATACGTTGTTAGGCGCAGTTACTTGGTCAAATTTGTTGACCCGAAGAAAGAGTATCCTGTTACCTACACAATTAAACACGATGGCACAAGAGTAAATGAACCTGCAATGCTCAAAGGCGAAGATTTAACCGAAAATCAAATTGCACAACTTTTCTCGAAGGGTTTGTTGTAATTGCGCCTAACGATTGGGTGTATATGTAGTTTTTTATTTGGAAATGTCAAAACTTATTCGTACCTTTGTAAAAAAAATTACATATACACCTTGTTATGTATAGTTTATTCACAAATTAAAATAAAAGTTTATGAAACAACCAAAAATTAAAATAACCGACATTCACGGTAAAGACTGGGGTATTAAAAAAGTAAAAACACTTCATTGGAATTTGGACGGAAAATTAAACACAATTCAAGTTGATTTTTCTGGAACTATGGATATGTATGATTTAGATGATGAAGGCGTTTTTACTAATCCACATGGTAATATGAAAGGCGTTATCATTTGGGAATAAATTATACATAACTAGTATATATAAGTAAGTATAATCTAACCACTTAAAAATAAAGGACTTGAATAATAAAATTATTAAGATTTGTGAAGAAAAGTTTATATATTTAAACTATTCACCAAGAACAAAAGATAATTATCTTTCACATATAAAAAATTTCTTAAATCACATTGGTAGTAAACAAGTAATACATTGTAATGCTCAAGATTTTCAATCCTATTTAGATAATTATAAATTCACTTCAACAGCACAACAAAACCAAATCATTAACGCAATAAGATTTCTCTACAAATTTGGTCTTAATAAAAAATATGATAAAATATCGTTTAAAAGACCTAAATCTGAGAAGAAACTACCAAAAGTAATTGATTCAAATTCAATCATTGATAAATTAAATAAGATTGATAATCTCAAACACAAAGCAATTCTCACCTTAACTTTTTCAGTTGGTCTACGAGTCTCAGAAATAATTAATCTTAAAATAGAGGATATTGATTCCAAGCGAATGTTAATCCACATTAAGAACGCAAAAGGAAGAAAAGATAGAGTTGTTCCATTATCTCAAAATGTATTAAGACTATTAAGAACTTATTATAAAAATTATATCCCAAAGGAATATCTCTTCAATGGACAAAACAGTACTAAATATTCAATAGGTAGTTGTCAGAAAATATACAAAAAATATATTGAATCTGATGGACATATACACACACTTAGACACAGTTTTGCAACATCCTTATTAGAAAATGGAACAGATTTAAGAATTATTCAAAAAATTCTTGGTCATTCAAATGTTAAAACCACAGAAATATACACACACGTTTCAAATCAAATTTTGAACAAAATTAATTTGCCAGTTTGAAAAGTTTTAGTTATCTTTGTCAAAAATAACAAAAATGAAAAAAGAAGTTTTTGAAATTATCATCTGGAATGATACATTTGGAAAAGTGGTTGATGAAAGATTTGTTGATGAAACACAATTTTCGATTTTTTTGAAAGCGATTAAGGGTTGCTTGGATACAACACAAGATTTTAGTTATTTTAATGGAAAAAACTTTTTAATCCACATTCCTTTTGCAGTTTTGAAAAATAGCGTTATCTTTACCAAAGAAAATGAAATTGGTGTAAGTGAAATCATTAAATCAAAAGCTGAAGCTCTAACAACTAAAACAAAATAATAAAATGGGAAAACTTTTCAAAATCATTCTTGGTGTTATTTTGGTATACATTGGCGGAAAAATGGTTTACAACAATGTAAAAGGTAAAAAAGATGAAGAATTTAATTTTAATGATTTTAAAGACTTGAAAGCAATTAAAGATATTGAATTTTAAAAAAATGATAGAAAAAATTTTAGAGATATATGATGATGCTAGCTTTATGAAAGCTGACGGATTTGATAATGCAATAATCGGTATTGATGAGGTTGATATGCGATTAATATATTCGGTATCAAAATGTATTGACATTCTGAAAAAAGATGGTATGAATTATGAAGAAGCAAGAGAGTTTTTTGATTTTAATGTGAGCGGTTCTTATGTTGGTGAAAAAACACCAATATGGTGTTATGATGATTTTTAATTTCTTGGTTTTTTAAACCAAGTGGTGGAGCGACCTGCAAGCGTTTGGTCCCAAATATAAATGGTGATAGAAATATCACCATTTTATTTTTTTGTTATATTTATATATAAAACACTTCAAAAAATGGCAAAATTCATTCTTACCGAAAAACAAATGGCGGAAGTTCTTCAGCATATTGAGAAAACAAAAAAACAAGTTAATGAAGATAAGGACGGTTCTTATATGGCAAAACAACAATTATTTACAATTGCAACATTAGCATATAAAATGTGGGAGCAATTGGGTGATGATGAACAACTTGATGATTGGATGGAATCAAAGATAGCACAAGCTGAACAATCCGTTGTTGCTGTTGTTAAAGCATATATGTATGATGAGGTTGAAGATAAAATGAAGGGAATGGATAAGTTGGACCATAATGATTTAATTATTGGGAATTGACCTTTTGACTTTTTCTTTTTATCTTTATGGTGTTAAACCAATGGAAAAAAGAAAACTAAAAATAGAATTAAACGAATATTGTTATAATTGCGCTGATGGCTGTTGTACTCATTATGGTACAATAACCAAAGTTAATGGTCAAGAATTGGAATTGCATAATGATGATACAGCAACAATACTTAAACAAGTATTGAAACATTTGGGTTATGAAGTCGAAATAACAACTAATGTAGCAGATGATTATGGGAATGTTTGATGATTTATATATTGATAAAAAACATCTACCTGACGAGTTAAAAGATTATGAATTTGGTTGGAAAACCAAAAGTCATCATAGACTTCTTAATTTATTGAAAATCGATGAAAATGGTAATCTATTATTGGTTGATGTTGATGAATATGGTAATCATGGAGAAACTGAAAAACTAAATTATACTGGTGAGATTAGATTTTATCAAAATATTAACTCAATATGGTACGAATTTGTTGCTTTTTTTGTGAAAGGTGAAATGTTAAAAATAATTAAATTAGAAGAAAATGAGTAAAGAACTAAAACCAGTTGAATATAAAATTACAACAAAAGCTGATGTTGTGTTATATGAAGGATTTGATATTAAATTAGCGGTTAGAGCATATTCAGATCTTAGTGCGGATAAACGGTTTGAAAGACGTGGCGATGATGAATGGAAACTAAAATTCTACAAACCCGAAAATAATGAGTTCTTTAAACCAAAAGTTTTTAGATAATCTTTTTGGAATTTGAAATTTTTTTTCTTAGATTTGCATAATAAAATAAGCAAAATATGAAAGACGCAACGATTGAAATTATTTCTGAAGTCAAAGCTCATCCTGATGCAGATAGACTTGATCTTGTTAAGATTCTTGGGTTTCAATGCGTTACACAAAAAGGACTTTATAAGGGTGGTGAGAAAATTGTTTATATTCGACCTGATGCGGTTCTTCCTATTGAACCTTGGACTGAAGAGTATCGAAAATATTCACCAAAACGAATCAAAGCTGTAAAACTTCGTGGCGAATTTAGTGAAGGTATTATTGTTAGGTTTGAACAACTTCCAGTTGATTTATCAAATCTTCAAGTTGGCTCTGATGTGAGTGAACAAATTGGTGTTGTTCATTATGAAGCACCACAACCACAAGATCTTCAAGCAAAAGGTTATCTTCCGGTTGGAATTGGTCCCACTGATGAAATTCGATTTGAGAATATCATTGATGAACTTCCATTCGGTTCAATTGTTGATGTTACATCTAAAGTTGATGGACAAAGTTGTAGTTTCTATTATAACATTGAAACTGATGAATTTGGTGTTCTTGGAAGAAACTTGGAAATGAAGTTGGATGCGGTAAATAACTATACCGCACATGTTGCTCGTTACAACATTAAAAATAAGCTTATTGACTATTGCAAAAAACATAATGTTTCTTTGTGCATTCGTGGTGAGTCGTTTGGTCAAGGGATTCAAAGTTCTGGAAACAATCCACATTCTCAAAAACCAAAAGGGTGGGTAATGTTTTCTGTATATAACATTAAAGAACGTAAATATCATAGAAAGAACGATAGATTCTATTTTAGAAATGTTGCGCAAGAATTGGAATTACCATTCGTTGATATCATTGAATTGGATGTCGAATTAACTAATGAGTTGATTCAAAAATATTCGGTTGGTATTGATAAAATTGAAGGTAAACCTTTTGAGGGTGTTGTAATTAATCATGAAAATGGTTCTTTTAAAGTTATTAACAAATCTTATGATTCTAAAAAATGAACAATCGAAGAAATTCATTGTTTGGTAAAAAAGTAGTTGTTGGTCCTTGGGGATGGGGTAAAATTGGCGAAGTAAGTGTTCAAAAAACAGATGTTACTGTTTTTTATTATGTGTTTGGTATCTTAGTACATTGTGTAACAGCACATAATGTTTCTTATGATACAGCAGTAGAAATGGGTTATAAAAAATAAAAAAATGACTGATAATAAATATATACCAATAGTGACAGATGAGACCATTGAAAAATGGTCAGAAGGAGATAGTTTTGCTGCGGTTATTGCTGAAGAGGTTAGAGATGTTTATGAGATTCATATCTCAGAAGGTCGATTGAAGTGGGTCGAATATGTGGAAGTTCATCATCCATCAGTACCCGAAGAAGAATGGAAAAAATGGGTTGATGGTAATGATGTTGAATTTTCTATGTTGGTGACTAAATGTTGTAATAAAAATCCTTGGATTCCACCTTGGGCATATAAAAATGCAGAATTAGACCATATTAATAAAAGAATTGTTTATCCGAATAAGTGTTGGGTTTGTCCGGGATGTGGTAATCAAATTAAAAAACTAATAAAATGAATTTAAGAATCGTTGAAAGAACCTATCCAAGTGGAAATATCTTATATGTTATACAGAAGAAACATTGGTTATTTAAAGATAAGTGGGTGGATTGTGAAATAGCTTCTTTTGGTTTTTATGAGACCGCAAGATTTAAAACTTTAGAAGAAGCAAAAAAGAATCTTTATCTATTTAGTAAAACTAAAATTATTGATAAAGTTGTTTATCCATGATTTGTTTTGAATCACCAAAATGTTCGGAATGTTTAGAATCCGCTGGATGGGCATTAGCTTGTGGATTCGATATTTTATTTTTTGTTGGTGGTTTATTCATCTTAATTCTAATGATAATTCGTCTTAAAAATGAAAATAAAAAATGAAAAAATTTGTTATTGAAAATATAGGTTGGCAAAGTATGAATATATTTGAATATTCGCATCCAAATAAAACAAAAATTGATTTTGAAAATGATGTTAAAATTGCGATTAAGAATGCTGCTGAATTTTTAACATCTAACTCAAATGATTATTTAATTTCGGTTGATGATTTGTTAAGGATAACTGATAAAGAATTGTTAGCATTAGGATATAATCATCCACAAATACCTGATGTGATAATTTCGATTGATTCTGAAAGTTTAATTGATTCCAATTGTAAAGATATTGAGAATTTAGTTGGAAAAGAATTGTTCGATAAAATTAATTCACATAATAATGAACATAATCCATATTTATAGTTATGAACAAAAATTTTTTATATATAATTTTAATTATTGTTAGTTTATTGGGTATTTCTTATGTAGTTTTGCCTGATAAATGGAAGATTGTATTGGGTAAATTAAAAGAAAACGAAACAATAATTAATCTTAGAAAAGAAAATGAGGAACTTAAAAAACAAAATGAGGATATTGAAAAACAAAGAAAGGAATTGAGAGAACAAATTAAAGAAGATTCTTTATTTATTGTTAATTTACAAACGGAAAGAGTTAAAATTGATAAACAGTTAGACAAGAAAGATATTGACATTGAGAGAACAAAAGGTAAATTGAATGATGTATTGAAAGAACAAAATATTACAAAAGAAAACATAAATAAGATTAAATCAACACCAAATGAAAAACGAGGTGAAGAGTTAATTTTTTCAATTAGCAAAAGATTAAAATGAGAAATATTTTATCAATATTATTTTTACTTTTGGTTTCATTCGGTTATTGTCAAAATATCCGGTTGGATAGGGATGAATTACCAGCTTACGTGATTAAAAATCAATCAGACACTCTTGGTATCATCTTCTCAGTTGAAAATGTTCAGAAGATTGATAAAGACCTTGAACTTCTTGAATATATTGAAAAATTAAATTCACAAGTCGATACCGTACAATATTATTATGTCAGTTTAATTAATGATTTAAATGAAAAAGTTGAATTGCAAAAATATAAAATTATTAACCTAACAAGTGAAATCTTTAAAAAAGATGAATTAATTAAAAAATTAAGAAAAGAAATTGCTTTATCTGACACAACAATTGTGAATAAAAACATTGAAATTAATAATTTAAATACAATTATTGTTGAAAAAGATGAAGAAATTCAAAAGCAAAAGAATTTAAAAATTGGAGCAATTGTTGGTGGTAGTATTTTAGTTTTACTCGTATTAATTTTTGGTTGAGAAATAAAATTTAATTAACTTAGGGTTCGTATATATTTATATAAAAAAATAATATGAGTCGATTAAGAAAAAATATTAAACGAATTTTAGAGCAAGAAGTTGGTTCTAATGAATGGATTGAAAAGAAATTAGCTAAACGAAAATCCATGTCATATGATGAGGTAAATAAATTGGGAAAAAACGTTTTAGAATTATATAAAGACAAATTTACAGTTAATTATTTCATTGAAAGAGTTCCGTTTTTAAAAGACTATAATATTATACTTGAACCGGGAAGATCCCCACATGATGATAGAGAAGATGGAATGCAATATAGAATTGAATTTGGTTTAAAAAAAGTCTCACAAAATCAAAAAGTTAATATTGGAGGGACGTATGCTGATTTTGATAAAATATTCATGTTTTCTGATTTTACTTTTTTTCCAAATCAAAATGGCGATGCTGTTTTTTATTATTTTGTAATTAAAAATCGACTAGTTTTAGAACCAGCAAAAACAGAAGATCAAGAAACAAATCTTAAAATTAAGATATTTACACAAGCTGCGATGTTAGTGTCCCAAAAATTATCATATAATGGTCAAATAATGGTACACGGAGATAAAGATTATTTTTTCAATCGAATAAAAAATGAATATGAATTCAATGACCCGACAGATTTTCCGGAAGACAAATTAGATAATATTATAAATGAGATTAATAAATCTCTATTTAATTTTGAGGAATTTATTTCAAATTTTGATTTAAAAATTGAAAAATAATGGAATTTAGAGAAGATGTAATAATTAATATAAAAAATATTTTACCAAGACTTTTTTGGTTAAGAAAAGAAAAAATTGATGGTGACACCATAAATGTTATTTGGGATAACAGAGAAGCTAATCAGATTGGTAAAGTTATGTTTAAAAAAGCAAAAAACAAGTGGAATACTAAACCACTAATGACCTCTTCTTATATTATAACTGACGCAGATTTATTTGGTGTCATTGATTTATTACACAAACATGTTAACTTTGATGAGAGAGAATATTCCGAGATTAAAAAAATTTTGGAAACCATGTCCAAAAATATCTTAAAAAGATAAAAAAGTTCGTTTTAAGGCTTGTCAAGTGCAAAAAGTTTACTATATTTGAGTTATAAACAAATTAAAACTTTTATAAAATGAAAAATCTTAATCGTACAGCAAAGTTAGCATTTTTTAATGCACGTAGACGCGAAGGTGATGTCTCCAGAATTATCTCTGAAACCGGAATGAGTCCCAACCACACTCGCAGAATGTTAGCGGCAGAACGCAGAATTAATGAAGAAACTGCTGATACCGCATATGAAATTAGCTACATGCGCAGAAAAAATAGCGAAATTGGTTATAGTCTTTAATAACCACAAAAATTAAATAAAATCCCCACCCAAAAAGTGGGGATTTTAACTTTTCTTGATATTTATAAAATGGGGATTATATTATTAATAATTAAGAATTAAATGCTAGAAAAACTAATTGATTTTATTCTTGAGATTATTGAGCAGATAATTCCTTTTAAAGTCCTAAAGGATTATCAGCAAGGAGTTTTATTTAGATTCGGTAAATTTAGAAAGGTTGTAAAACCCGGTATTCAGTTTAAAATTCCATTTTTTGATGATATTGAAATACATCCCGTTGTATATACAACAATTACATTACCACCACAAAGCATAGTTACCAGCGATGGAATTAATGTTGTTATTAGAGGACATATAAAATATAAAATAGAAGATATTAAGATATTTGGTGTTGAAGTTTATGATGCAATTGATGCATTATCGGATATGACCGGTGGTGTTATTTATGAGATAATAAGAACAAAAACTTGGGAAGAATCTTATACATCAAATTTAAGTTCACTCATAACAAAACAAGCAAGAGTTGAAGCTAAAAAGTGGGGAATTTATGTTGAGAAGGTAACAATTACCGATTATTCAAAAACACCTTCGTTAAGACTTTTTAATGGTGAGATATTGAAATAACGAAAAAGTTTTTCTATCTTTTGGTCATAAATAATTGATTATGAAAGATAAGAGGGGAAACTATAAAAAACCAACTTTGAAACAAAAAGTTGAGATGTATGAAAATGTTTTTAACCAAATGTATCTCTGTAGAAATTATTCATTAAATGACGATAGATATCGTCAAATTTTAGATAATATTAATATTTGGAGTAGAATGCAAGGAATGGAAGGACCATATCAGGGTGAAGAAAGAAATTATTATAATAATGTTTATGGTTCTTTCTGGAATCTTTTAAATGATAATCAAAAATGAGAAATTTACTTTTTTTAATATTTTTAGCTATTGGAATTAATGTTTATTCACAGGATTACCAACCAGTTTTAATAAAATGGGTTGATATTACAGCAACAGATGGTGGATGGAGAACATATGACGAAATGCTGGAATGGTCAGGAGCACAACAAGATACGGTAACACAACTTGGATTTATCGTTTATCAGGACGCAAATAAGCTAGTCTTAACTGATAGTTATTTTAGAAATGAGAACATGATTGGTTATTGTGTTTCAATACCAAAATCAACTATTGTATATATTAAAAAAATCTCTATTAGAGAAGAATAATTTTGGAAATCGAAAAGGATTCCATATCTTTGTGAAACAAATTAAAAATATTAAAAAATGTATGACGCACACCTTTTTTTGGATGATGAAAAATTTGAAAAAAATGAAACTAATCTAATTGATAATGAAAGAATGACAAGATTTCTTTATGAGTCATTTTATAATGATTTAATTGATATGGGTGATGAAAGGTTTATTAAAACAAAAGCAAGAGCTTTAACCAAAGACGTGAAAATTAAATCTTTAACCAGAGCAATTCAATATTTTTCGCAACCACACATCGAAGAATATGAAAAATGCACATACATGAAAAATATTTTGGATAAATTGATTTGATTCTAACACCAAATTCAACTATAATTTAATATAAAATTTTAAATCAAATAAAAATGCAAAAAATTAAACTTAGAGATACTGAAAAAGTATTCAATGGAATTACAGAAATGAGCAAATTGGTTCAGGAAAATTTAATTGGTTTTAATGAAAGTATTACAATTCAAAATGATTTTCATCCTGAAATGGATTTTGAGGTAAAACTCAATCTTAATAATGAAATTGAAGAGATTACTCTTATTTTTAAATCTTCAAATGGTGATGATTTTAGTGTTATTATTGATGACCCATATGAAGTTCCGGAAGCGGTTGATTTCTTTCTTTTAAAAGAACAAGAACCTTTAGCTAGTATTATGAATACGTTAGACACTTTAATTGCTTTTGAAGGAGAACATGACTTAGAAGTTTCAGTTGATTTGAATAACTCAGATGAGGTAACTTTGTATTTTACTGATGAAAGTTACGGATATAACTATAGAATACAAATTGATTCCGATTCAACTAACGTTACCAGAGATGAAACTGAAATTAATGATAATGAGGAGGAAGAAAAAAGAGAAAGATTGGAACAGGCTAGACTTGAACTTGATGAGTTGCAAAAAGAAATTGATTATTTGGAGGAAGAATTGAATGATTAGTAGGCAACCAAATCACCAACTTATTGTCTAACATTAAACATATATTACAATGCAATCACACGAAATTTTTATTATAGCATTTATTTCTCTCATTGGTTTATTATTTAGCGTACAAATTTTTCTTAAAAAAACGGATAAAAAATGATTTTTAAACAATAAATTAGTATGAAGACGTTATTAAAGACGGTAATAATTGATAATGTAACATATGAAATTTATGGATCATCTAATGATAGGGTTAATAAATTCGATGAGATTAAAAATTTAATTAGCGAATTAGAAAGACTTTGGGAGTTTTTGGATTCAGTTGAAAAAACACTAAATAATAAATCTTTTATTGAAAAAGCAAATAAAGTTATTGTGGAAAAAGAAATCAAAAAATTTAATGATACGATTGATAAAATGCTCTCAATCGAGAATATATTATATAACTATTTAATTCTAAACTAATGAGTGACTTAATGTGGTGGGGATATCTACATTCAAACGGTAATATCCAAGTTAAACGATGGTTTGGAGACCATAAAGACTATACTGATGATTGTGAAGGAAATCCATTTGTGAGTGTGGTTATAACCCCATTTTATGCGAACAATCGTGATGAGGCTATAGCACACATAACAAAAAAATTAAACGAGTTTGGAGAACTGTAGAAAATGCTAAGGGGTGAACAACTAACACTGGAAAAGTGGGAATATACTGGATTATTGGTTAATTTATCAGATGATGAGAAAATTAAACTTGTAAAATATTTTAATGATGCGGTTGTAAAATACAATCTTTTATCTGAAAATATTTTTGATGAAACCGGTGTCTCATATTTAATTTTACCAATCATAAGAAGACTTTTTGATATTTTACGTAATTATAAAATTAATAAAGATATTGATTTATTAATAATTGATAAAATATATAAAGATTTATATAATTCAGATTGGTATAAAAAATTATATAATGAAGCTTATTATAAACTAGATAGTGAGTCGGAATTGGTTGTTAGGATAACAAAAACATATATAGAACAACTAGAAAAATGATTTATACGCTTTGGATTGATTATTTTGCGACAGGTGAAGGAAGAACAGTTTTCTTAAATATTGTTGATGCAAATACAAAAGAACAAGCTTTATCGAGCATGTCAAGACATATTGGACAACAATATGCGGATTATTATATGGTTGGTGTTAAATATGAGGAAGGATTTAATCCCAAAAATCAATATGTCGTTGAATGTCTTTCAAAAACTTTAATTGACAAATTGGAAAAAAATAAAGATAGAGCGATGATTGATATCTATTGTGAACAATATTTTAATTTTTCTTAAAATGAAAAATATTTATTATATTGATAAAAACACAAGAATTCGTTTTATACCATCAAATGATGGTCTGGAATATCACATTCTTGAACGTAAAACATTTGTAAAGGTTTTTAATTATATACTTTTTACCTATTGGAGAGAATGTACCACTGTAACAAATTTAATGTTTAATTTAAGTTCCGATATTAATGAATTTATAAAACATGTGTTAGAGAAAGAAAAGATGGAAAATAAAAAACCAACAAAATTTAAAGGTTATCCAGAATAAATAATCTCCGTTCCTTCTCCCCCCCCCCCCCCCCTTAACAAAAAAAATAATAAAATGAGTTACACAATATACAGAACTGTTAATTTACCTAATGAAAAACCATATGTACAATACATTACACATGGTTTTGAAACTGAGGAAGAAGCAAATGTTTTTATAAAGAAACATTATGGACCGGATGATATTTTTAAAGAAGAGGTTGAAGCGTTCAAATATTTTGTTGTGCAAGAATAATTCCCGTCTTCCTTTCCTTCCCCCCCCCCTCCCCCCCCTCTTATTTAATAAGATTAAAAAAAAATAGAAAATTTATAATGAAAACAAAAGAACTATTAGAATTTTTGAAAACATTACCAGAAGAATTTCTAGATTATTCGATTGTTAATGGTGAGGAAGGTATTTTTGAAGATGAAATTAGATATAGAGTTGATAAACCAATAGTCAGTGTGATAGTTGACGAGGAAACCAAAGAAGTTGTGTTATGTCATCAATATTCTGAAAAAAAATAATAATAAAAATTAAAAATTCGTTTTTTAGTCTAATTTTTCTATTAGATACAATAACACATAATACAATACGTTTTATGGTTAATAATAGGTTTGAGTTAAGTTGAAAAATCTCACAAGTTACGAATATTTTTTTTAATTTGGAATAGATGAACAATGAATAACATTAAATATTAAATTTCCAAATTAACTTATTAACTTATTAACTTTAACTATTTTTTTTGTGTTGAATTTATTTTTTTATTACAATTTCATCTTGACTTCAGTAATCCTATTAGCGTCCATAACGCCTAATACAATAGACGCTATACAGCTTAATACAATAGCGTCCATAACGCCTAATACAATAGACGCTATACAGCTTAATACAATAGCGTCCATAACGTCTAATAGGACCGAATTAATCTCAAAAACCCAGCAAGATACGGAGAACTTTTTGATTCTGCAATAGCTAAAGAACATATAACAATAAATATAACAAAAGCAAGGATTTTAACATTTTTTTTCTGTTAATAACTTTTTCTTTCAAACTATTTGGAAATACGAAGTCTTTTGCGTATACTTCGCGCACACGCACGTTCCTTATTAGTGTGGGGTATGGTCAAAAATTATTTTTCGTTGGCGCTTGTATTTTTGAATTTTTGTTGTAGCTTTGCATAAATTAAAAATGACGACCATGAATAAGCAACGAGTGATTGATGCTGACAATATGAGGACATTGGAAGTCTTTGATAGCAAAGACACCGATACTGTCCTCAGTCGTTATCGAGCGATGGGTAAGTGGGATGACGTTGATGTTGATGGGGATGGTGATATAATTTTGTTTAAGGATGAGTAGATATAAATTAAACAACCATTGGGGCAAAGATACACAAACTTTTTAACAAAAAATTGGTCCATTGTTGAAAAGTTTTACTTGCATCGAACCGGAATTTTTTGTACCTTTGCATAAATGAAAGATAACAATGAAAATTTGCATTTATTTTAAGGATATTGATTCGGATGTATTTTTCTCAAATGAGGATTTGAAAGAGGGTGATGAAGTTTTTCCTATTGTTGAGTCAAGACTTGTAAATGGTGAGTGGTATTTAACGGGTCTGAGACTAAAAGATGGAATGTGTTCAGATGAAAAGCAATATTGCACTGGTTTTCCTAATGATTCTCATAAAATTATTAACTTATCGTATAGTGATTATCGTCCATATGAAGTTAGGACAAATCACGGATATGGACCGATTGAGTCTTATTTTAAGGTAATTAATATTGTTAAGAGAGAAAGAGTAGAACCAATAAAACCAAAACAACCATGAAGGTCACGATTTCAAAAATAATCTCTAACGAACTCCAACACAAACTCATGGTGATACATGATACCGATGACTTGTTGGACGATTATTGTGTAACCAAAGATGAAGTTTACCAACTCGTTTCTTCACTTCCCGTTGATGGTGGTGAATGGGAAATTCCACAACATCACATGATGATGGTTATGGTAGAATGTCATGATTCTGCTGACATTAATGGTTATATGATGTTGGAAGCAATGAAGGATGGTGATTATGAGAACGCTAAAGTGTTTGGTCAGATTGTGAGAGAGTTGGATAAACTTTTCAAAATTAATTTGGTGGTTCAATAATTATTTGTACCTTTGTATCACTAAACCAAAGATAATATGGCAATTAAACCAAATGAACTTATTACGGATTCTGAAAAAATTAAAGAACAGGTTAATATTGCAGTAGCAAGATTTGATAATATTCTTAAAAAGAAATCTCCGGATTTTAATTATTATACCGCATCAATAGATGGTGTATTATCTTTTGAAATCTGCAAAGAGATTGTTAAGGAATACATTAATGTTGGTTGGGCTTTTGCGAGATGTGTTCCATCTGAATCTGAACAATTTACAGAACTATGTCTTTGGATGATTAAAGATGTTCATACTGAACATTGTAGTATTTATTCTTGTAAGTATGGTGAAGAGGATTTTTGTACTGTCTATCAAAGACGTGTTCCACCAACAAGCAATAATTGGGATGATGAATATTAGGGGGTAATAAAATTTGCAGAATTAGAATTTTCATTATACCTTTGCATTAATCAAAACCAAAGTAACAATGAATCAATACACGCACCCTTTGTATGTCTCTCCCGCTAAGGATAAAAATCGTAAGAAATATGGTGAAGGTGATGGGAATTATTGCATTTGTTGTTATCTTCCGATGAAACCCGGTGAAACCAAAATGGTTCACATGAATGAAGATTGGTTGATTGTATCAAATGATGTTACAGATGAAAATTGTGAAGTATTGACTGGTGCTAAAAGTCAAGGTTGTTTTAATATTGGTAACTCTTGCGCGAAGAAACACCCCCAAAAATTCATAATTAGTTATTAACAATCGTAAAAGGTAACGGAATTATACATATATTTGCATCGTCAAACCAAAACAACAATGGAAAAGAGCAAAACATACGAACACATGACCGATTCCGATAAGATGGTTTACGACCTTCTTTTTGAGAAACTTCAGAGTGTATATGCTGAGAATGAAGTAGGTATCAAGAACCTCAATAGTAATCTTGAATATTACTTCAAAGGTCTTGTTGATGTACCTGATACCATTGGACTTAATGTGAATTTTGGCGGTTACTCTACTACGTTGCGAATCACAGAAAAGGATAGCAAAAACTGGGGTCGTGATTTGAACATTTATGTTAAAGAGAATCGCGATTATGTTAATAATAAGGTGGAAATTGAAGGTATTGAAATGTCGATGTCAAGTATGCGTTTTTCATCCACAAAATTTGATGTTGAAGATTTTGTTCACTTGATGCTTTGTGCGGAAATTGCAAAGCGTATGGATGAAGTTCAGAGTCAGATTGTTCGCGCATATCATGTCTACCATGAAATGAACAATAAAGTGTATAGTATTTCCGCTCCGATGGATAAATTGGTACGAGAAACTCAACAAAGGGTTCGTGAAGAGCAACGAAATAAGGTTATGTCAGCTATTGCAGATGGTGTTACCATTGAGTTCAAATACAAAGGTGGAACGGTAACGGAACATATCTTTATTCATAAAGTTAACAAGAAAACCGTTCATGCGACATTCTATAAGAATGGTTGGCGACAAGATGAAGCAATGCGATTTAATCTTGATGATTTGATTGAGAAAATTGCGCGACAAGATTTCAAAATTGTTGATAACTCGGAGATTAAAAAGTTGCGCGAATCACAAAATTGATGTATATTTGCATCGTCAAACTCTAAAACACAGAACAAACATGAACAATCGAATTGAACAAGTTTTGAACGAAACCGGACTTAACTGGACCGTTCGTGAAGAAAGCATGGTAACAGCAAGCGGAATCGTGATTCCGGATCGCAAAGCACTCATCCGTGAGGATAATAATGAGGTATTGTCTGTGCATGGTGAAGGTTATCAAGCATATCAGAATTACCAACTCGTTGAACTCTTGGATAGGGTTTCCGCACAAGTTGGTCTACCAATTCATTCAGGTGGTCTATTTGGTGAGGGTAAAAAAGTATTCATCCAACTTAAATCGAATGACCTTTCGCTCGGTTCTGACAAAGTTGTTGGATACATCACCGGAATTAATTCATTCGATGGATCCACAAGTCTTGCGTTCGGACCAAGCAATTTGACCATTTCATGTCAGAATACATTTTTCTCGGTCTTCAGAACATTGGAGAATAAGATTAAGCATACCAAGAATATGGAATTGCGAATTGATGATGTATGCAAAGGTATGGAGGTTGCAATGAAGGAAGAAGCAAAAATGTTTGAAACCATCAAACGAATGTTTGAAACAGAGTTTGGTGCGAAGGAACGAGATTTTGTCACCAAGACATTGTTTAACGTTAAGGATAATGTTAATCTTATGGATATTGATGCGGTATCGACAACCACAAGAAATCGCATCACAACTTTTGAACATGACTTGCTCCGCGAATTGAAAGAAAAGGGTAATACCTTGTGGGGTTTGTTCTCAGGTGTGACACGATACACAACGCACTCTTTGGGTAAAGGTGATAGTACGGAGAATAAGATGTTCGGAACCTATGGAAATCGTGAGCGACAAATTTTTAGGGAATTGAGCGAACTTGTGGAGGGATAAAAAAAGTTGCTCAGGTATTTGGAGGTAACGAAAATAGTTATACCTTTGTGGGGTCAAACCAAAACAACAACAACCATGTTCCAACTCGTAGCAAGAATCAACGACTTTGCAACCTTCACCTTTAGTGCATCTGAGCATAAATGGTTGAATCATAAATTTCACGAAATCAATCCTTATGAAGTAGCTGTTGCTCGTCATGAAGATGTTGTGGAGGGAATGGAAATGCTCAAAGAAATCTTTGGACCTGTTCAAGCAAATATTGATGTAAAACTTTTGTGTCTTAACTAAAAATTAACAAAAAAGATTTGCATAAATCAAATGAAGGTTGTAATTTTGTCTCGGTAAATTAAATGTCTAACTAAAATCTAAGTACACATGGAAAATGTAGTGGTAAGTGAGAAGCGTAAAGTCGGTCGTCCCAAAGGTTCGGTGAACCCTAACTCTAAGCGTCAACAAAAGTTGCGCGAACGAGCAGAGCGAGATGCACATAAGACTGTTGAAGTGGAAGCATAAGTAGGTGGGGTATTTGGGTCGGGTGAAATTGGTCATCCGATCCCCCACCGAAAAAAAAGAGAAAAAAGACTTGCAAAATTGAATAAGAATAGTTAACTTTGTATCGGTAACAGAAACACAAACCTTAAACACGAAAAACGATGGAAGCAACTCTTGAAGCACCGGTAACGTCTGTGGAAACTGCAAAGCGCAAGCGCGGTCGTCCCAAAGGTTCTGTTAAACCTGACTCTAAGCGTCAACAAAAGTTGCGCGAACGAGCAGAGCGAGAAGCAAGGAAAGCTGAGGAAGCACAAGGATAATTGGTTGGTTGGTTTGGTTAAGTAGGTGGAGAGGGTCGGTGAAAACGTCACCGACCCCCACCGAAAAGTAAAAGAGTTCTTTGAATATCATATCTGTGGGTCAAGACCGCTCCTTGGTCGGGAGAAGAGAAACTTCGGTTGTGTAAACGACCTATGTTCATGTGTGATTGTAAAGCGACAACTGCATGGTCTGCGACCAGCGATGTGGGTAAACCGTAATCCCACCACATGAACTTGCACACCCACAGATATGAAAATTTTCAGGTAAGTGTTGGAGATATGAAAATAATGCTTATCTTTGTGATGTTCTTTGATTAGATTGTTTCGGTGACGCTTGGGTATCGTTAGGTCTTACAAATCCCAAGATTTATGTTCTGACGCAAAGGAACACAGCGTTATGCTGTTATTTGGCGCAAATATTCCTAACCATTAATATTTTTAGTCACCGGAACAATTTAATTTGGAAATGTGAAATGGATGTTGTATCTTTGTGATGTTCTTTGACTTAATGCTCCCGTGGTGAAATTGGTAAACACAACAGACTTTAGACTTAACTACCTCATTTTCAGGTAGTTAGAATTTGAGTGCATCACTTGAAAAGGTGAATGTAGAATACCGTAAATTCAGGGAACGCTTAACTGCCAATCCTGAGCCAAGCGTGATGAAAATCATGAAGGTGCAGAGACTAGACACGGTACGCCTAAAACGAAAGTTATGGCGATGGTATAGTCCAGACCACAAACCCAATATTGGGGCGGCGAAAGTCGAAGTGGTAAGAAAATCTGTCGCCCCCAACGGGCTTGTCAGTTCGATTCTGACCGGGAGCACATTTTTAGGTTCGACTTTTGCCCCCATAGTTAAATGGATATAATAGAAAACTTCTAATTTTCGGTTCCTAGTTCGATTCTAGGTGGGGGTACTGAAACTTTTTCATCCTAAATCGAACTTTTGAATTATTCCTTATATTTATAGGGAAAGATTCGATAATGAGATTAAATAATGAAAAAACCAAAGGTGATATTGGTGTCACACAAGTAATAGCAGACTTAACTAAAAAGGGGTATCAAGTTGCAATCCCAATCGCGGAACATCTACAATATGATTTAATTTGTCACGATACGACAAATAATAAATTGTTTAGATTACAAGTTAAATACGATAAGGTTAATGCGATTCTTTGTACGAAAAATTTTCGCACAACTAACGGGGAGGTAGTAAAGAAATATGAGATTCACGATTTTGAATATTATGCAATTTATCTACCTGATATAGACGAGTGCGCATACATACCCAATGTTGGGTTAACACATATGACAGTAAGAACTACTTTACCTCTTTACAAAGATAGGGATATAATTTGGTGGGAAGACTATAAATACCCAACCGGAACTACAATCACCTATCGTAAACCGAGTGATATTAACCCAAATTTTAGAATGATTTACCCTAAAAATACATATGGTAAACGTAAAGTCAAAAATCGCCCAACCAAAGAAGAATTACAAACGCTAATCGAAACAACACCATACACGAAAATAGGTGAATTATATGGTGTATCAGATAATGCAATACGGAAATGGGCGAAATCTTATGGAATATTGAAAAATAAGTATAAGAAAAATTTGCAAGTCTCGGATTAATGATGTAACTTTACAATCTCAATCACGGTTAACTGTTCATCAGTATACTGCGTCAACAGCGAAAGTGAACAAGTGACTTAAATGCAGCGGTGCTTCGGTTGTTGACGCAACCGTAACTGGTTCGACTCCAGCGTGATTTGACCCGGATCTCACAACGGAACTACCATCCATCCGCTGTTGTGGGATAAAAAGAGATGGGTGGGTCGTCAACCGGGTAAACGGTACAGAGGTGGTAGCCAGTCACCTCATTTTTTTTTCAAATGTGGTTGCACATACCAAAAAAATAATCTATCTTTGCATCACTAAACCAAACGAATATGAAATATATTGGAACACATTCTTATAGTGATACTTCATATTACCAAGATGGTGATAAGTTCTATCGTGAGCAAAAAGAAAGCGTGGATACCTCCACAACTCTTAAAGAACATCTTAAACACGTTCAGCGAGTACTCGCTAACTATCCTGATGCTCTTTTCACAACAGAACGTTTGAAGTACGAGGATGGTTATGAGGTGGTATTCACATATAATGTAGAAGTACCAGCGTTCGATAAAAACCTCAATGAAGTTTTGCAAATGAATGCAAAACGAGAAGTACAACAAAAAGTAAATGATGCGAAACTTCTTGAAGAATTGAAAAAACGTTCACCCGAACTCTTCAAATAAATTTGCATCTTCCGAATTATTGTTGTAACTTTACCAAACCAAAAACAGAAAACCAATGTATCCACAATCAGTAAATGAATTTGTTGCTCAGGTTGTCCAATCTCTTGATGAGAGTGGATTTCTGACTGAAAATGATGTTGATAAGGAATCAGCAATCAAAGCATTCGGTGAGGTTGTATTTGAGCGATGGAAACGTGGTGATGATTTGGTAATGAGTGAGGAAGATGCTATTAAGGGTATGCAACTATCAATTGTTGAATCTACAATGAAGCAATTGATGAATAAAAATATGATTGATAGCATCGAAGATGAAAACGGTGAGCAGGTATTTTTCTTGACTGAAAAAGGTAAGGATTACGCAAACAAAAATCTTTAATATGAAATACATTATTGGGTTAATTATTGCTGTCGTTGGTATAATTATCACTATTGGGGTTTTGATTTCGCCCCTTTATTATGTGATTACTAAGGACGAACCGTTGTATTTGCTTCTATTTCTCGTATCACCCATTGGCGCTACAATTGTTGCACACGTCTTTTTAGCTATTGCGAAACTATTTTATGATTAGGTCTAAAAATAGTTATTAACATTCGTTGGAGATAAAAGATTTATGTGTATATTTGTATTAAACAAAACAACAAATGAAAGCAACGCTTGAAAACGGAATTGTCATCGAACTCACGCAAGAACAACTTGCTCAGATTGATAAACAACGAAATAAAGATGTTAAAACCAAAGAACAACGATTCTTGGAATTGATTTCAGGAATTGATGTTCATCAACCGAAGGTTGATTTCCAAAAATATCCAAATCTCTTGTTTTGGTTTGATAAAGATGGAAATTATGTCTGCGAATACGATTGGAAAAATAACCATTTTTGGTTCTCATATTCAAATGTTTGGTCAGTTTTTGAATCGGAATTCGCCCTTAATTATCAGGAAATCAGGATGTTCTTGAATGGTATGGTGGAAGAACATTTCAAATTGGAGGGTGTTACAACAAAGGCAACTCACGCCGCCCCTGCTGTTGCGGTGGAAGAACATTTCAAATTGGAGGGTGTTACAACCAAAAGTGACCCGTTGTATAATTAATGTTAATAACTAAATTTGGTGGTTTGATTTTTTCTTTTTAACTTAGCATTAGAAACCAAAAACAACAAAACAATGAGTACAAAATTCTTCTTCAAAGAAACCGCTTGGCGTGAAGTACGTGTTGACTTGTCTGAGGAACAAGAAAAGGAGGTTGTAAAACTTATTGAAACTGGTGTAATTGATAATTGTGAGGATTTGTATCGTCATTTCTACGATGAAGATATTTTTCCTTATCAAAATGGTTATGAGTTTGATACTTCTGAACCATTAAGCAAAAAGGAAAATGATAATCAACCAACGATTGAGGTGTATTTGAGTGATGGTAAAAAGATTGAACCTGATGTGACGAACTAAAGTTATTAACAATCGTAAAACCGAATCAATTAATTTGTAGCTTTGCATTGTCAAATAATAAAAGATTAGTCTGATGAAAAAAGAACTCTATAAAAGCACATTTGTTGTTACAGTTCTTCATGAAGAACCTAATTTTTATCCTAATTCATTGGAAATTCTCGCTTATCAAATTAATGAAGGTGATTGTGTTGGTGAATGGGTAAAAACTGGTGAAGAAAAGAAAGTGGGTTATGACGCTGTTCAAGCTGTATATGATGTTGGTTCAGATGTTGAGTTCTTTAGTATGGACCATGATGGAAATGACGTAGATTCCGATGATTAAAATCATGGGTAGTATTCCCCACAATGTTTACCTTGCTTGCTCAGGTGGTGTTGATTCTATGGCTGTTCTTGATTTTTTAATTAGAGGTAAAAAGGATGTAACCGTTCTTTACTTCAATCATGGAACTGAACATTCACAATTTGTAGAAGATAAGATTCGCAAATATTGTGAAAATAATAATGTTAAGATAATTTTTGGATTATCTAAGAGAAATCGTCTTAAAACTGAATCTCTTGAGGAATATTGGAGAAACATTCGTTATGAGTTTTTTCATTCGATTAATGGGACGGTTATTACCGCACATCATCTTGATGACGTTGTTGAAACTTATATTTTTTCCTGTATTCATGGAAAACCAAAAGTAATCAACTATTGTAATAAAAATGTTATTCGACCATTTTTAACCACGTCAAAGGTAGCGTTTCAAAATTGGTGTAACGATAAAAGTGTTCCATATTGGGATGATAAATCAAATGATGATATTCGATTTGCACGTAATCGAATCAGACATAAAATTATTCCGGAAGTATTTATTATTAATCCCGGTATCAGAAAAATTGTTAAAAAGTTGGTAATGAATAGACAAGAAACGTAAAATTTGCTATCTTTGTAGTAGAAAATGGTCTCATAGCTCAATCGGTTAGAGCAACTGACTCATAATCAGTAGGTTACAGGTTCAAATCCTGTTGGGACCACAAAACCGAATGATAAAATTTGTTCATCCGAATAAATTTGCAAGTATAGAAAATTATTTGTAGCTTTGTATTGTCAAACAAACCAAAAAACCAAACAAGATGATTATCATTGAGTTTAAGCACAACGTTAACCAAAGCAAGGTTAAAACCATCAAACGCACTGTGAATGACACATTTAATTCTGTTAATCTCATGAAGTCTTTGGGATTTGCTGTAACTTACTTCAAAGTGATTCAATTTTGATTGTTTAATTAGATTTTCTTATCTTTGTGTTGTCAAACAAACCAAAAACCAACAACCAATGAACACACTTACAATCATTCTTTGGGACGCAAAAAGCAAAAATGTGGTGCAAGATACCATTCTACCACTTGATGCTGCATATAACGCATTTCAATGGACAACAGATGAATATGAAAATCGTGGATGGATGATGGTCAACGAAATTAATGTTGCGGATAATACCATTGTTCGTGAATTTGCAACCGAAAAAGATGGTCATATTTTTGATTTGATTATGTGCGGAGGACGTGTTGCTAAGGTAAATCCTACTGATTACGATTGTGATTAAACTTCTTAACAATGAAAAATAAATTTCCAACCAAAGAAATTGATAATCTTGAATTTCAGTTGCGATGGATTTATGGTGCAATTGGTATTGATGTACCTGATAATCATGACGAAATTCTCCAATTTGTGATTAAAGATTTGGAAGATTGTGCTGACGATGATTATACATCTGAAGATATTCGCATTGCATTTCGTCGATTTTTGCAAACCAAAACCATTCTCTAATGAAAATTATTAAAACAACACCAGTTATTGTTGGATATACAATGCAATTTCAGCTTGATGATGGGATAATTGCAAGCGTTACATATTACAATGATGATGAATATCCCCCCGAAATTGATGTTGAAGGTCGTGATTTGACCACCGAGGAACTTGATGCAATAAGAAATTTTATCGAATGGTAGGTTGGTATTGAAAAATTCATTATCTTTGCATCGTTAAACAAAAATTAACAACATGGAACGTCAAGCAACTGTACAAATAGTTAGTCGTGGTGACTTTAATCCATCATTCACCGTTGGGATTAAATTCAGCGATATTGATGAATTGATTAAAAAAGTTGATCAAGCTATTGATGAAGCTGAATTCAATAAAGTTGAATGTATTGTGTTCGATAATGGTCAGTTTTCAGAAGAAGAACTTGAAAAACTTGATGAGGAATTGTTTATCATCGAGTAATTAATTTTCAAAGGGAGTATTGCAGATTCAAAAATTCCATGTATATTTGTATTGTCAAACCAAAACAATAAAATAACATGGAAAACTTGAATGGTCTCTCTGAGCGTCACGTAGCACAAATCGTGCGTAGGAAAATGATACAGAAGGTAAAACCTTCAGCAAAAGTGTATAACCGTAAACACAATAAGAAATATGAAAAAATATATTGTTGAACTTCGTGAGGTTCATGTATCATTTTATGAGGTTGAAGCTGAAAATGCTGATGAAGCTGCGCAAATTGTAATGGATGGTGGTGGAGATTTTCTTGATACAGAATATTCACACACTCTCGACGATGAACCAGTTGTAAGGGAAAAAATAGAATAAAATGAAACCCATTTATCCAAGACCAAAAAATATTAACGAGGGTGATTATGTGTATAGTCGTTCGTCGATAACCGGATATTTGGGTGTATGTCATACTTTTAAGGTTATCGAAATTGATGATAATGGTTTGACCTTGATGGATAGGTATGGTGTCATGACAAAAAGTGTTGACCCCAATAAGGTAAGGAAACGTAAAGGGTTTATTATCTAACATAACAAATTTCTAAAATGGAAGAAAAGGAGACAGATATTATTATTCTTGAAGATGGTGAAATGTTTGAAGGAACGCGAGAACAGTTTAGGGATTGTTTTTTTAATAATGCCTATGATAATGTAATTTATGATTGGTGTAAAGAGCAAGATATTAAACTAATCATTCGAGATGAAAAACTAATTGGATATAACTTATGAAAACAATTAACATTTATTATTGGTACCCCCATCTTCCTTCGGATTTCACTGACCATTATCCTCATAATCAGGTGTTTGAAGGGAACCTAATTGAAGTTATCACCGATATCATTTATCGAGGATATGAAGTAATGACCCGACACATTGACGAAAATAATGTTATATTGTTTGTTAATAAGTTTGGTCAAAAATTTTCTCAGCGTTAAGTTGTTAGATTGAAAATTAATTGTATCTTTGTGTTGTTAATCAACAAAACAACCAACAATGAACACAGCACCATCAAAGAACGCTCGTCGTCGTGTAACCAAAAAGTTCATTGATAAAATTATGGCGATTAATTCTGATTTCCATTGTGTGTATTGTGAAAAGAAAGTTATTAAGCTGAGGAATCATCAGCACAGTAAAAATGGTATGACCGCTGACCATTTTGTACCTGTTAAGAAAGGAGGTGCTAATTCTCCTGAGAATCTATTTGTTTGTTGTCGTCGCTGTAATATGCAAAAAGGAAATCTTAATCCTCTTACCGATCGAGAATTTTGGACTGAATTTCTTCCGAAGAAACTAAAAATTGAACTTGTTTGATTTGGAAAATCAAAAAAATTGATATATCTTTGCATCATCAAAATAGAATAAAATGAAAGCAACGCTTGAAAACGGAATTGTCATCGAACTCACGCAAGAACAACTTGCTCAGATTGATAAACAACGAAATAAAGATGTTAAAACCAAAGAACAACGATTCTTGGAATTGATTTCAGGAATTGATGTTCATAAACCAAAGGTTGATTTTGAAATACATCCAAATAGCTTGTTTTGGTTTGATAAGGATGGAAATAACATCTGCGATTACGATTGGAAAAGCAAATACTTTTGGTTCTCATATTCAAAAGTTTGGTCAGTTTTTGAATCGGAATTCGCCCTTAACCATCAGGAAATCAGAACGTTCTTGAATGGTATGGTGGAAGAACATTTCAAATTGGAGGGTGTTACAACCAAAAGTGACCCGTTGTATAATTAATGTTAATAACTAAATTTGGTGGTTTGATTTTTTCTTCTTAACTTAGCATCAGAAACGAAAACCAATTAACCATGAATCAAGAAACAGTTTTTTGGGCGTTGTACTATCACATTTTTGAAGCTGTTAAGAAAGGTGTTGATATTCTGATCTTTGAGGGTGAACAACAAAATGCTGCTGTCTATTTTGCTAAATGGATTATTAACAATGAATAATGTAGAACTAAAATTAACGCTCGAATTTTCGGATGATGTACCTGAAGGTGATGTACACTATATCATGGATAGAGTGGTTGATGCTTTGACCGATAGGGTAAATAATCTTGGATTGGTAGGAGAAAATGCTAATTACTTCACCAAACAAATCAGAATATCTAATAATACAATTAGTGAAATTATACAAAACTTTTAACATATGAAAAACATCGTCTTTCTAATTTTTGGTATCATTCTTGTTGGTTGTACCGATAATCAACGAGCAAGGAAATTTGGTGGAAGTGAAGTTGTTAAACTAAAACCAAATGAAATTTTGGTAAATGTAACTTGGAAAGAATCTAATCTTTGGTTGCTTACCAAAGATACTATTACCAACACTCTGTATTTCAGGGAAAAATCAAACTGGGGTCTGTTCGATGGTCAAATTGAATTTCATGGTGAAAAATAGTTATTAACATTTGTCGAACCAAAGAAATTTCTTCATATATTTATATCAATCAAAAAGTAAATACGATGAATCTAATCACACTAAACGCTCGTTTTAATGAAGATGAAGTGTATACAATTATTGGATTTGATGATAGGTTTACGATTGTTGAGATAACAGATTTAGCATTAAAAATTTGGAATCAAGCAGGTAATGATAATAGACCTAATTCTACTGTGACTAAATTCAATCAATTAATGCGTTCGATTCCGGGAATTACTGTATTTGATAATACTAATTGGACAACCATTTATGTTTAATCAGGATGAGGATTAATAAAATCTGTTAAAGTTCACCAACCAAAGAAATTTATTCATATATTTGTAGAGTCAAAAAACGACATACAAAATGAAAATCATTTCAACCATACCAACAAGAACCGAAGTTGAAAATCTGCAAGTGGGTGACATGGTAATGAATTGCTTTAAGCAATACAAAAAGGTAGTTGAAATTTATGGCGAAGGATATGATGTAAATGGTAAAGCATTCAAATGTTTCTACCAAGAGTTTGGTACGAATGAAGGTACAAAAATGAGTCACTCAATCAAAGAAGGTGAACAAATTGTAACAGTATGATATATACTTCGACATCATAAAAAGTTATTAACATTTGTTGTAAATAAAGATATTTTGTGTACCTTTGTCAAAACAAAAACAAAACAACCATGCACTACTCAGAATACCTCTTCTCCTGTCTGCTTAAAATTTATGACAAGGAATTTAATGAACTTCCTTATGACCTTCAGTTTGGGGAAGTTGAGGGGCGTTACGAAGAGTTTTTTAATAGCTCATTCAATGACGAGAGAAGGTCAGAATACGATTGTATTATATCATTCTTGAACGATAAATATCCAATTCATGTTTAATCAGATGTGGAAATATCATCCAAAATATTGGGAAGATTGGTTCTACTATTTCAGAGGTGAAATAAAGATTCGATTTAATGATTGGTGGTTTTGGTATTCACCTCCTTGGTCACATTGGAGAAAATGTGGTTGTTGTGCTGGTGAAGGTGATGAACACCATAGTTTTGGTGGAGATGTAGATATTATCGAATGTTGTTGTTGTCATGGAATGGGGGTTGTCAAGAAAATTTAACAATTATTGTTTGTACATATAGGGTATTTTAACTATCTTTGAATCACTAATCAAAAAACAATGGACGATAATTGGAAAACAGTCAACCCAATAGATAATAATCCAGTTCCATTCGGAACACCAAGAAAACCTGAAGTTAAAATGGAATCCTTTACAGACAAAGAACTTCGAGACCTTCTTAAAGAGGTTGACAATCTTTCAAATCTGATTGCGCCATCAAATCAAAAACTTTCATCGAATATGCAAAAATTGTTCGATGAATCATATGGTCAATTTTGGTCAAGTAAATTTAATGATGCTAAAATTAAACTTGACTTTGAAGCAAGAAAACGATTCTTGGAACAAGGTGAATAATATCTATAAAAATGGACGATAAAACATGGAGAAACCATCCTGATAGGATTCAAATTATGGTGGATGAAATTAAGAAGGAAATTGATGATTTGGATGAATACCTATTAGAAAAGTATGATAAATTATACTTTCTAAAAGGATCCATTCCAGTCAGTAATCTTGATGAGATAGTGGAATTGTATAAAGAATTATACAAGCAAAAAAATGGTGGATAGATACAAATATGGTCATCTGATAAATAAATTCAGAGAGTTCAGACACAATGTTGATAAGTTTATTTTGAAGATTCGCAACTTTGTTGTATATTTGTGGACCAAACAATAAAACACACAAAATGTCAATCAAAAATAAAGACATCGGAAAGGTAACATTTGAGTATGTAACAAATAACGATGATAACCCACATGAGGTAGATACAGAAGTTCGGATTCCTGAAGGAACACTATGTTGGATTCCGGAAGAATGTATCGAAATGTTTCATAACGATATGAAAGCTATTGTGAACAAATATCGAATCTAATAAAATGAAGATTTACACATATAGTACAGTACATTATGGTTCAGGGGTTTGTATTGCAAATTCTGAAGAAGAAGCGATTGAAATTTTTGCTAAAAACCATCCTTACCAAGATTGGTCTCTAATTAAATTGGATGTAGATTGTGATGGTATACAGGTGTTTGAAATTCAGCATGGTTTTTGTCACATTGACATAGGTGATACATGACTTCAGGATACATTACAAACGCTTATTGGCAACAACTTTTACCTGATGAGATAAGAGTTTGGGCAATAGAACAAATAGTAGTTGAATCAGAATTGCGTGGTGATGAATATATTAGTCATTACCGATGTGCGGAAGAATATGATTTTGAACAAGAAATCTTGTTTAGTGAAATTGAAGAAACTGGGTGCTGTGGATCCAACCGATTTAAGAGAGTTGGACCTGACGGGAAAACATACGTTTTGGGTTACAATTATGGACATTAATAAATCAATTAAATAACAAACATGAAGAAGAATTTGTCTGAAGTAGAACATTTGTTCAACCAAAAACAACTTAACCGAATCTTGCGTTTTAGAAAAGTTGGGCTAAACTCGCTAAAAGAATGGTACGAAATGTCCAAAGGTATTATGGTTGACGCTGATTTGGATAAGGAATGTATTGATGTGATGCAAGCTAATGATATTTTAGAAATTGACTGTACAAAATAGTTATTAACATTTGTTGGCGGTAAGAGAATTATTTGTATATTTGCATTAACAAACGAATCAAGAAAATGCTTACAAAGAAATTATTTTTCTCACAACAGAATTTCATTGACCATCTATTTTCTCTTCAACCCGAAGGTGTGCTAACAAATCATTTTGGTATTGAGTTCAGAGGTCTTGATGAAATTACTAAAGACGAAAATGATGACGGTGAGTTTGCTGGACCTCAGTTTTATATTCTTCATCGTGATGGAATAAATTTCATTGATAATTTTCCAAAAGAATTTCCTTGTGTTATTTCGATTTTTGCTGATGAATATGGGGCTTATTCAGTTTCGGTTTATCCTTCTGATTTTAAGATTTAACTCATAAAACTAATAAATAATGCTTGATAAACTCAAAAATTTGGTTAAGGAATTTGAGAAAGTTCAGTCCAAATATAGTGATTTTGGAGCGTATGATTCTGAACCTGATTGGGTGTTTCAGCGAGTAATTCGTAAAGCGTTTGAGAAAGGAGAAGTTGATATTCCTACCGATGGATACGAATGGGAATTATACACAACATCAATGGATTGTGAAGAAGCCGCTAAAGAACTTCACGATAAGGCAACTGAAGTTGCTAATTTTGTGGTTCAAGTAAGAGACGACGAAAATGTTCATAAATTTATTGACGAATATTGTTGGAGGTAATAGAATTAGTTGTATATTTGCATTAACTAAAAACAAAATAAGAATGTCAACAAAGAAGAACCAAAACTTTTCTATTCAAGGAGCAAATTTTTTCTTGAATGTACATACACCATTTAGTATCATTAATGATACACTTAAAGGTACTATGCTTAGTCAAATTGTATTTTATCTCAATGGTGATGGAATAGTAAATTATGATGTTGACCATTTGGACCATTTTAATCTCATCTATCAGGATAAACCGATTACAATTCTTAACTTTAGGGAAATTTGCAAACTTCATGAAACACTTGGTCTTTATCAGAATGATGAAGAAACCCAAGTTAATATGATTCTTAATAATACTGAAATTGAGAAACTCATTAAAAAATATCCGATTAAGGATGTTTTAGTCGGTATGAATAATAAATAGTTTGTATATTTGCAATAGAAATAACGGTTGGTTGTATATGCTGTGCGACCATTACGTTTCAAATTATACGCAGCATTAACACGCATAGCATATACAACTTGTTATGCACAGTACGGTAAAATATGGAAGAGATTAAATTAGAAATTGGGAAACATTACAAAACAAAAGATGGTAGAATTATTTTTATTAAAGATGGATTACCACCAATAAATAATCAAAAAGATGGATGGAATGGAATTTATTTTGGTGAATTTGTGGATGGAAGTGATAAAATAATTCAAAGATTTTTATGGAATGGTAAACATTGGGATTATATTTCACAATTCTCATCTTTTGGTTATCGTGAGTTAAACACACCATCGAAAGACCTTGTTGAAGAAGTACAAATGTAGTATTGTGCATAACGGACAAGTGTATACCGCGTGGCTTTGCATGCGGTATACACGTAGATGTGCAACGTTCTCTTCACTCTTAAAGCATTAGGCATGATAAAGACTAAGTACAGGGCAACGGTTCAAAAAGGCCAAGGCGATAAGTTCTTTGAATGGGAAGTTGTGGTCGAGGCATGGAACATTGGTGAGGCGGCAACGATGGTCCACAACCAAGTAAAGGACTTCGACGGATGGACCGTTGCCATCGAACAAGATGATGATGCCGTTCTTTCTTGAATGTTGCACATCTAGTATATATAAGTAAGTATAATCTAACCACTTAAAAATAAAGGACTTGAATAATAAAATTATTAAGATTTGTGAAGAAAAGTTTATATATTTCATCGGAACTTATTCACACACAAGAAATTATTGAAAAAGTGGCGAATAATTTAATTAATTGAAAAGTTATTCATAACTTTGTCATATCAAAATCAAGAACAATGAAAACCGTCTTCTGTGTATATAAAGAATCAGACATGACTGAAGGACGTGGACCTTCTGTATTAGACTCAATTTGGGATAATCGTATTGAGGCTGAACGATTTATGGATGAACAACCCGGTGTTATGGGTCGTCCCGGTCCTTGGAGCGATAAAAAGGTTGGTAGGGATTGGTATATTGAAGAAGTTACTGTCTTTAGTAATGCTAAAGATAAAGTCGATGAAGAACAAAAAAAACTTATCAGGAAAGCACTTCGTAAATTAACTGAGGAAGAAATTGATGCACTTAATATCACACATTTGTTATATGAAAATTAAACCACTTCCCCAACACGTTGTCAATAAAATCGGAACTCTGTTCTTTCCCAATATTAGCAATGAATGGGAGATTTTTGATCCATCAAAATTGGAAGAAGATAGTAGATGGAATGGATTAGATATTGTACCTAAAGGTTGGAATTCTCTTATTAATGATATTATTCAACCACTTCATTGTATTCAAATCTCTTTGGATGAAAATCATGGGTTTTTTGAATCAATTAAAGCCTACGATGATTCACTTGGGGAGATTAATTTGATTGAAACTAAGGAAATGGATAAATTGTTTGAGATTCTTGCAGAAGTTCAAGAATAATTCTATCTTTGTCAAACCAAAACACACAAACTCATGGATATTTTTAATATGTCGGAAGACGAAATGCGTTTTGCTGAGGAAATTCAGTATTCATGTCATAAAGCTGTTGAGCATATTATGAAGAATGGTAAAGCATCACATCAAGACGCTACTAATGTATTTCTTTTCAGTATGATTGCTAAACTTCAAAACGAATGTCGTATTCTTGAAGACCGAATTAGGGATTTGGAATTTCAGGTAGACGGTCTTAATCATTAAATAATATGGCGGTTATTAGCATACAATATAAAGAACCTGACGTAAACTCTTATCAAGGTGTTAGCGTGTATAATACCTTTAAGCAAGAGCGTTTTAATTTTGATAGTGGTGATTTTGTAAAGGATTGGTATCTTGCATTAAAATTTGTAATTACTGGTGGTTTGGGAGAAATTTCTCATTTGGCACACTCATCCTCCGTAAATCACTTCATCATGGATGGTGGTTCAGAATTATATGATTCCGCATATTTGGTCATGAAAAATGAAGTTGGTAATTTAGTTTATGACTATACACCTGAAGGAATTGAATTTTTTGTAAAGAGTGGAAGCAGACCAACGTGGGAAGAGTTTAAGAAAATTAATGAATGATAGTTGTGATTCTAACATATTATTCTTAATTTTAACCACTAAACAAATTGAGCGAAAATGGAAGATTATGAGTTGTTTGATAAAATTGAAAAGTTAAAAAAGCATAGCAATTCACTTCGATATCGTATTGTCTATGAATGGGTAAAAACTGACTATATTAGTTTTAAGGAATTTAAGGTAATAATGGAGCGTTGTTTTGTTACCACAACAGTAGATGAATCTGAATAATTAATAATTATTTTTGATTGTTAATAACTTTCACTTGCATTGAATCAGAAATTGTTGTAGCTTTGCATCATTAAACCAACAAAAACAATCAACCATGAAAACTCTCGCACATATTGGTCTTTATACTATTCTCACAACTCTTTCATTTTTGATTACACTTATTCCTGAAGAAAAAGGTGGAATGACGGTGCGCTATATGTGTTTTATTCTTCTCGGTATGTTGTATAATGAAGCAAGTGATTATGTTAATAAACAATAAAGAATATATTATTTGTTCAGCAATTTGGTTTGATGATGGTGTAAAACATCCCCATCAACCTAAGAACATTGATATTGGGTATGTTGTTTGCGGAAGGCGACATCATAACTGCTTTCAAATTCAGTTCATGATTGATATTAATCATATTGAGCGTGAACAAGGTTTTTTAACAAATACCGATAGATTTGTTGATAGGGAAGAAGCTGGACAAATCGCTTATGATGCTGGTCAAATAACGGAAAAAAATAATTTTCTGTTTAGTGAGGATTTGTGGTAATAATTTATTATCTTTGCATCACCAAAACAAACTAACCATGAAACTTCTTCTGTGCAAAGAATGCTCTGATGTGTTTTCTATTACATTTGATGATAAGAAGTGTGGTTGTGGAAAAACAACAGGTAAATATTTGGATAACATTAACGCAACATATAGTGGTCCCGCTGTTCCACTTGGATTTAATAACAGAACACTTATTAGTTCCGTTATTGAATTTGAGAAGACAGGTGAAGGAAGAGATTTCACAGCTTTTGTAATTGGTTCAGACTGTAAAACTTTTGTGAAAAAATGAATACACTTAAATCGTTTAATGCCGCGCAAGCATGGAAAACAACACAAGCAGCTTGGTTAGATGAAATTGAAAAAATTCTTAATTTGATCCAAGAAAAAGCAAAAGCAAAAGAAACAACATTAGTTTTAGAATATAAGATGAATCAAATTTTGAAAAGAATTTTAATAGAAGAATATGGATTTAATGTTTCATATCATTATTTGACTGACAAAATACTAACAGAAATTCGTTGGTGATTGTTAATAACTTTCACTTGCATTGAATCAGAAATTGTTGTAGCTTTGCATCATTAAACCAACAAAAACAATGAGCGTAGACACTAAAGCAGTTATTCGAGGCAACGTCACATTGGATCAAATTTGTAATGCACTACAACAGCGGTATAATGCGTATGTTGAAGTATATAATACTGGCAATGAGCATTATTTTAGGATTACTCTTAATCTGAATAATAGTATTCGCATTATTTCTGTGTTTTATGGTGATTTCGCAAAAAATGATCATAATATTCCGGGTATTCTACTTTCACTTGGATGTAATGATGAAGCGGTTGAGATTCTAACGTATCTTTGTGAGGTTTTTGGTGGTTATCTTGATGAGAATGATTGTGATAATCTTGGGTTTATACCGATTAATGAAACTGAATTTCAAAAGAGTGGGGAGTTGACGAAAGAAGAGAAATTCAAATTGAAAATTGCTCATAGCTTGGGTTATGAAAATATTGGTACATTTATGAGTTTGCTTGACGATTATTTGAAAGATAATGGTTTGCAGCTATGCCCAGTTGGGCAATTTGAAACACAAAATTATCAACTTAAAACAAAGTAAATATGGAACACGAAAATTTGAACAACCAAGAAACTGCCCAATTGGGTGTAGGTGCTGTTATGCCACGTTTATTCGCCATCACAACACAAGAAGGGTGGAATGAAATGTTTTGGGATAAAGACAAAGCACAACACAAAATTGATACCGAATATAAAAAGGACTTCCCTAATGAAGAGTTTTGGGTTGAGGAAGTTCGCGTCTCTTAAATGGGGCATAATTCGTAAATTTACATCATTAAAACAGAAAAAAAAAATGACAAATCAAAAACGATATCGAGCGTTTAAGTTTGAAGAAACAAATGTAAATGGTGAAGTTTTCGCACAGTTTACAATGTATCGAGAAGGTTTGATTCGTAATACTGAATATTCTGACGTTTTCGATACTGAAGAAGAAGCGATAGCGTTTTGCTATAAGACAAATCAATACGCTAACTGGGTTATTATTCCTGAAATTAGATTTATTGATTAAAATAATGAATAAAGTATCATATAAAGACCCCATTAACAATCATCCAAAAGAGTGGGAGCATTTTGTAGAAAACGCTCGTTATTATCCGGGTGGGTGGTATTGTTGTATTACAATAGATGGAAGTGAAGTCCTTCAGTCAGAAGATACTGCTGAATTATTCCAACAATTACTCGATAATAATTCAAAAAAATGAAATATAGTCTATTATTGGTCGCACTTCTATTTTCTTGTGATGTACCGCAAAGGGAAAGAACTCAATTCTCGGATGCGAAAAGAATTGGAACAGATACTGAAATTATTGAATATAGAGTTGTTGTGATTGATAGTTGTGAATATCTTTATACTGGTAGAGGTAAATTGACACATAAAGGAAATTGTAGATTCTGTGAAGAAAGAAAATGTAAATAAATTTGCATATATCAAAAATAGTCCGTAGTTTTAGACCATTAATTATGAAAAGACACAACTTACCACCATTAATGTGGGCAATTCCAATCCTCGCTTTTGTAATTTATATTATTGTTGTACTAATTTCACTTTATTTACTATGAAATTCAAAACATTAAAAGAACTTGACCGTTTTATTGGTGAGAAATTACTTAAACACTATGAAACGGAATTGACTGAACCTCTTACCTTAGATGAGATTGAAATCTTAAGAAAGGGTCCACCTGAACACATTACTTGGGGTAAAGTAAATGAAATTCGGAGTAAGTCCGAAGAAAGAATTACTTCTGTTCTCCAACTTCTTTATGAAATTGAGAATTATTACTTTAGTGGTTGGGATTATGGCTCTGATGAATCTGAAAGGTCCGAACTTAAATTCTATTCAGAAAATAGATTCTATGTTTATCTTTATTCGACTTCAGATTTAATAATGAGTGAAGTGTTTGAGGATAATGAAATTCCTGTTGGATATCTTTTTCTTGATAAAGAGCAGGTAATTAAGTCGTTTCTTTCGGATATTCGCACACATTATTCAAATCTTATTCAAGAACGTGAGAAACAATCAAAGAAAAGAACTGAAGCAAAGGTAAAGAAAACAGAAATGTTAAAATCCATTAGGAGTAAAGTGAGTGTGGATGAGTTCAAATTTATTGTTCGTAACTGTAATTTAACAAAAAAAGAGGCGAAAGAATTGCTTGGATAAGTAAAAAATTACTATCTTTGTAACCTTAAATTGAATCCACAATGAAAACTATACCTGAAATTATTGAGGAATATTCCAAACGAAAAATTTTTATTGAGGTTCTTGCTGACGCATATAAAACTTGATGGTACTGGTATTTGTTGGAGAGCGTATGTTCATTATTTAGAAGATGGGATTTGGATTGCTGAAGATTTAGGTTGTACTATTGAGTGGGAAAAGGCGTTTAATATTTGTGTTAGATTCATCGAAAGTTACTTCAAATAAAACAACGATTAATGAAAACTCTAACAGATAAACTTTTATCGGTCTTTAATAAACATAAAGACACAATCCAATATAAGGAGTGGAATGGGTCAATGATTGCGGAAGCAACATTTTTTAGGTCATTTCAGTTTGATAAAAAATTATACCATTTTGAAATTAGGGTAAGTAGGACGATTGACAATAATCCAAGTGTAACAGTATTCTTTCCCGGTAAACAAGAATTTACCATAATTGATTGGGGAACTCGAAATCGTATGTCAGGTTTCACGGTCTATAAATTAATTGACTGTGTTAATAACTATTTTCTTGATGAAGAGAAACTTGTTCAGATTAAAAATGCAATGTTAGAAAATCTTCCATCTTGGGAGGAACTTATTGACAAGCGAAGGAAAACACTTGAAGAGATTTTTTCACAAAATAATTGGTAGAGTCAAAAATAAGACATATCTTTACATCGTTAATCACTAAAACCCCAAATCAAATGAGTTTTGTAAAGATTCCAGTAGATGAAATTTTCGGTGGTCACAGAATGAATTTGAATGGTAAAGACATTCGACGTGAAGGTATGGGAGATAATGTTAGGGTAATGCTTTACGCACCAAGTAAACGAATTGCTCATTCATATTTCAGGAGCGTTGCTGAACTATCACCATACTGCTCAAATTGTGGTATGACTGAGAACTTCAAAGGTAAGAATCGACGTGAGGTTGCTCATAAACTATACAAAGCTGGATGGAGAAAAGATGATGAATATAAGAATCTGACGGTTCATCATTGTAAAGATTGTTGTTAATATAATTCATAACTCATCATAAAATGCTTTTAATCATCATTGGTTTTGTTATCGGTATTTTTATTGCAACCTACGATTTTAGGTATAGTATTTTTGATTATGATTTTTTTCGTATGTTACTTGTATCGAGTACAGGTGGATTTGTAGGATTAGTTATCGCATTTTCTATACCAGCGAAGAGTACGATGGTGCTTGAACATGAATATGATGTTGTTTCCATGAATTTCACAAATAATCAAATTGGTGGTGATTTTTTTCTTGGTTCAGGTACAATTAACAATATACCCAAATATATGTTCTATTGCAAAGATTCTAACGGATTTATCCGACTTGAACAAATTGATTGTGAACGTTCAAAAATTAAGTATGGTCCAAAACCTTATGTGAAAAAATATGAATCTGAGTCAACTAACGATTTTATTAATTGGTTTGCGATTGATGAAATAGTAACTGAATATGTGATTCAAGTACCTGAAGGTAGTATTACACCACTAATTGATATTAACTTACATAAGTAAATATTTTTGTCAGGTATTGTTGTATATAACAAAAATTTCCTTATCTTTGTATCAACAAACACATCAAAATGAAAACAGACATCTTACTTAATCAAATGATGGAGTTTTTTGATTCCGAAGAGGGTAAAGAGAAAGTTCGTCAATATTTTGATGGAATTAAACAAAGGGAAAATATTGCTAATAATCAAATAGAAAGACTTAAAGGTAAATCACCCGAATATTTTATACAATTCACCAAGCAAGTAATCGAAAAATATAATTCCATCGAATATAACGATAGGTGGTATAAGAGGGGAATTGAACCACCACAAGACCTTTTTTGGTTTCTTTATGAGTATGCGAAGAAATATGGTAGGGAATGTACTGAACAGGAGTGGGAGAAACTTTCATCCATGTTCACATCCGACCTTCGATTTTGTGAGGGATATTATTTTGAAAGAATGGATGGTCAGGGAAGTGTAATAGATATAAGACACCATACGAATTTGGAAGAATAATGAAAAACGTAGGGTTTGAAGTTGGTGATAAATTTGTATACCATTCAAAATATGGTGGCGTTACATTTGGTGTTATTGAAACCATTCTCCCAGTTAATGAATTAATTGGTAATGTGTGGACTGTAAAATACTATATTAATGGTAAGTATACCACAAATGAGATTCTTCATTATACGAGAATTGCAGATGAAGAAGAGATGGAAATGATTAACAAAGTCGGAAAATACGCTCAATATCGAAAAAATAATTACAAATGAACCAATTACCAAAAAAATATCAACAATATTGTTTAGCAATAACTTATGGGTTATTTGCTGATATGTTGAATCCGAAAAACCAAGGACCGAATTTCACATGGGATAAATTTCCGGTTATAGCTTCTGACTGGGCTGAAGGTAATATTGGTCTTTATTATGGAAATGTAAGTGAAAGACATAAAAAGATGATTGCTGAGGAATGTAAACTTTTAGCTGAAAGAATATTGAAAAGAAGTGAAATTAATTTGTGGTTTCAAAAATAAGTAATACTATGAACAAGACCAAAAAACACTATACAGAAGCAGATATTAATAAGTTTCTCCCTAAAGGATGGAAAGCAAAAGCATTAAATTCTGTTACTTTCAGAATTACAAAGAAAGAACAATTTGCTGGTGATGAAACGCACTCATTTATTTATTCACCATCCACACCTTGCACCGAAGTCGAGTTAATTCAGGGTTTGGTTTATTGCGCTCATTATGGTGGAACAGAGCATGGAAAAAACAAAGCTGTTGAGAATCTTAAAAATAAAATTGCAAAAATGATTTTTGATTAAGTTATTTTTCTTACCTTTGCATCATCAAACCAAAACTCCCAATAACCATGATGACAAAAAGGGAAAAGGCGATGAAGTGGTGGAACGGACTTTCATCTGCACAAAAGACAAAACTCTGTGACACCAATACGGAACTTGTTGGTAAACATCGAAGGTGGGAAACTCTAACTGGTAGGGAAATCGAAATGCTTATGAATATTGACGATATTGTAAATGATTAAATAATGTTCACTTCACTCTCCCCCTCCTTTTCTCATGTTCTCCCCCTTTTCGGGGTCAAACATTCGGGAGTGGTTCGTTCAGTTAACATTATTTAATCCCCCTTTTCTAATGGGTCATATTAGATGATGACTATATGCTACATTAGCATCAATAAAGAAAAACAATGATGACAATTAGCAACAATGATATCCCACAAGATAGGGTTAATAGTTGTTGGTCTATCGACCTTTTAACTAACCCATATTACTGGGATATAGAATATCATGAAGTCGTGACCCACAATAGAAGGGGAAGAAAGAAGGAACAAATTAGTGGGGTAAAGAATGGGTCATATAAGGGGTCAAAGAATGGGTCACTAAGAAACCCTCTCATCCGTTGAGATGTTCTGTTATAGGGGAAATAAAGGGGGTAGAACAACCTCTAAAGATGTCCCCCGCTAACCAATTAATGAATTAATTATTTGCTGGAAATGCTTAATACCCTAAATATGAGGTAGTTAGGATAAATGGGGAATAAAAAACCCTGTTTTCACCATCAAAAAGGGGGTTTTTAAGCAATGTGGGATATAGTGGGGAATTGTGGAAGATAGTGGAATGTGGGGAAAGGGGATTATCCCCTCCGTCAATTAATCCCCTCTGTTACAAAAAATTAAAAAATCTTTACCACAAATATACGGATAAAATAGTTAAAAATCAAGTTTTTTCTTTCAAATCTTTTGTTTATCTTTGCAACCATTCAAAACATAACCAACAAATGACTGAAATAGAAATCATCCGAACAGCACCTCCGAAGAAACCCGTTATTCATAAGGTGGGGAATTTCTATCGCAATAGCAATGACCACGGATTGTATCAACTAACTGGGGGGATGAATACTAATGAAATATTCCTTATTGAAATCGAGAGTGGAATATTGTGGGAATCTCTTCAAGTGAAAGATATTAAGAATATTACAGATGAAGAGTTTGATTTGCTTATTGGTCATGACCCAACGCTATTTGATTATGTGGAAAGGGTTCAAATTAATTATGTGCTTTAACTTGCATAATTGATTTCCCCTCCTTATCTTTGTTACCCACTAATACAAATCAATAAATGATTACACATACAGCACAAGCAACAAACGCAATCAAATGGATTGATGCTCTTAAAGGGGGGAAGAGAGGATATAAAAAGGGAATATTCTCCCTTGGACAAAAAGTTAACCATAATACTAATGAACCACAATCTTATTGTTGTCTCGGTGTTGGTTGCAAGGTATTGAATGTGAAGGTTGATGATTGGGGTGTCTCATATGATGAGACCTTTACTAAGTTGGTTGGACTATATAATAACGAGGGTTATCTAAATAATAAAGTGATTGACTTTAATGACTGTCTTACCGGAATAAACGATTTTGTTTATAGCGGTGATAAAACCTTCACCAATATCAGAAAGTTCATTCTAAAGCATCTTGATGATATCTTTATCCCCCCTGTCGCAAGTAAACTTAAACAACATTATGGGAAATGAATAATCCTTGGTTTGAAAAATCAGATGATGGAACTTCTTGGGTCTTTACCGTAAGTGGTAAGGATGATGACCCAAACAATTTTCATGCTGAAGAACTTGATATGCTCTTTAAGTTTGGACCTAAATACTTTAGGGAGAACATCACAAAAATTGTTCTTGAATATGATGGAGAATGTGAGTTTCATTTTAAGGATGATACACCATCGGTTTCCACAGCGTTCAGGGGGAAAAGTTATATCTTCTTGGAAGCGGTTGGTCTAATGTGTCTTGGTATGGTTATTAGATTCTCCGAAGCACAAAATAATCACCCACCTGAAGTTGTTAAATGGTTTAATAAGTTTCTTGATTATAGAAAATAAATTTGGATATATGAAATGAAATGCTTATCTTTGTAATGTCATGACGAGGGGGAGAATGATTCGGGTGAGGTTAAAAGGGTTTCTTTCTAATTAAACAAGTTGTTACCCCCCGAATCATTTGAACCCATAATAAATAAAATAACATGGTACTACTTATTCTTCTCGCTGCTCTTACTGTTGGATTCGCTTCCCTTATGGAAGAGCATGGTATGCTTAAACGAAATGATGATAATGAACCACCACCGATGACAATTTGGTAAAGCAAATATCATCCCCCATCTAATGTGGGGTCTCTATATGGGGATAATGGGGGTATAACACCCCCCTCCCCCTCCGTATCCCCTCCATATAGGGGGTTTTTTGACGGTTTTGGGGGGGATAATCCCAAACATAAAATCCTCAGAAAAATTTTTGGGAAATTTTTTGTAAAAATGACCTCCCCCTTTCTTAATCTATTTCTTTATTCTAAAACATGACCCCTTCTTATAAGGAAGGGTAAAATCTATTTTAGAATTTTTGGAAAATTTTTTGGAAAAATGAATTTTATCATATATCTTTACAATCCTTAAATCAAAAAAGAAATGAAAAAAAGAGAATTTACCAAAAGAGAACAAAATCGAATAGCGAAAAGGGAGTGGGAAAAATCCCAAAGAAACGCTATATTAAAAAATATTAATAACCTCTTAGGTAAGAAAAGAGAATTCTCTCATCCATATGTGGGTACTATAACAATATACAATAATTGTTTAGCATACGAAAATTGTAACTTCTCCAACGGATATAAAGGAAAATTAATTTTTAAGAAAGAATTTGTTGAATTGCTTGAAACGAAATATGGTAAGGATGCACATCTCCAAATAACAGACATTGGGGGTTCCGTCTCATTTTTTGGAATAGGTAATTTGGAATATGACCAATTTGATTTTATTACTAAAAACTTTAATAACAATATTAAATTAATAGAGAATATATGTTTCATCAAAGAAAATGCTTATACAAATAATTATGGGGAAACAATTAATATGAATAAAACCCAAGATGGGGATGTTTATTTTAAGCATGGGGATTCTCATAATAAAATTATTAAGTTTGATGATTTGTTAAAGACTAATCCTCTAAAATTAGCAGCTATTCTAAATTTGTGGGAAAAGAAATCTGTATGTGGTTTATTATTCGGAACAAAATATGGTTATCTTATTCGATATATTATGAATCAATCTCCATATTGACCCTCCCCCATTTAAATAAATGAGGAGGTCATATGTTTAAAAGAATTTTTGGGAAAAATTTTGAATATTGGATTCTTCTCCCTACCTTTGTACCCAACAAAATAAACCTTATAAAAATGAACTACAACTCGGAAATTAATTTTGCTAATAAAACCAATTTTAATATTGTCAGGAAAGATGCTTATGCAAATAAGTATGGGGAAACGATTGACATGATTGAAACCCAAGATGGGGATGTTTATTTTAAGCATGAGGATTTTCATAATCAATTTATTAAATTTGATGATTTGGTTAAGGGGGGTGAATTTAGGGATAACATTAAATTGATTATTATTATGAATCTTGAGGAAAAGAAATTTGTATGTAATTTCTTAATGGGTACAAAATATGAATATCTTATTCCCCACATTATGAATCAATCTCCATATTGACCCCCTTAAGATAAATAAGGGTCAAAATGTGAAAAAGAATTTTTGGGAAATTCAAAACTTTTCCTTACCTTTGTATCAACAAACAATTTAAACAAAATAAACTATGATGAATCTTTTTGAAAAACTAACAAACAAACCCGTCACCGAATATGTTATCAGTTATTTGGATAATGTTGCGGATAAGAAAAAAAGGTTTAGAACCCCATCCGCTTTGAGGGAATTTTTGAAATCCAAAAAGTTTATTCGCGCCAAAACAATGGTTGAAGATAATAATCTATATGTTATCTATACCACATTAAATAAAGAAGGTTTCACGATTAAGTCCTCCGAATATTTTGATATTTCAAAGTATGAAAAGGAAATTAAGAATCAATTGGAGTTGTTTAATAATAAGTTGAAGTTCCAAATTGCTGAAAGCACCGATGAATATATTATCTTTAAGCTTCCCCTCAGAGTGGTTAGCACACCAACCATTCAGAATTCCGCTCCCGCTGTTGTTAATGGTAGCAGAACAAATAAGTTAACCGAAGAAGATATCTTTAATATGAAATATGAATATCATGTTAAAGGGGTTCCAGCAACAAAGCTTGCAAACATCTTTAAGGTTTCATATTCCAAAGCATTAAAGGTTGTTGGTAGCGAATATTAAAATTTTAACATGGAAAATAAATTGCGCTGGTATTATACCGAATATCCGATGTGGAAATTTGTTGCAGACAATGATGAAGAAGCATTGAATCGAACAAATGCTAAAGTTGTCTATAGGGAAGATGATACTTCTCCCGATGGGATTCCTTTTGTTATTTTGCGAAATATACAAGATTAATCATCAAAATCCGATGTAATGTTATTATCGGGTTCATAGAATAATTTGGTTGATTGAATCTTAGAATATTTTCTTACAACTTTTTCCGTGGGTTTTGGTTCTTTGTGAAATAATTCTTTTGGAATTTTCCCCAATTTTTGTTTGAAGAATAAATCATCATCCCAATCTTTCATGGAATATTTTTGCTCCAACGCTTCACAAGCTTGTTTGCATTCATCTTCTGATGAAAATGTTCCAACAATTATGGTTTGTTCAATAACCCAATTATTATCTTTTTTAACCGGGGTAAATGTGATTCTTTTCATTATTTTTAATAAAAACTTAAAAAAGTTTTGCATAAAATCAATTCATTTCATATCTTTACAAAAAAAAAGAAATGAACTTTACAGCTTATGATTTACCAGATTGGATTAAAGTGGAACTACTTAATATTCATCGTGAATATGAAGTTAGACGATTGAAAACAAATCCAATTAAAATTGAAGCGTATGCTATTGATGATGTAACGATTGAATATATTGTTAAGTATAATAGTTGGGCGGATGAGACTTATCGTATTGAGTTAGGTCTTAATTATAAATTATATCCTGAGCAATTTAAATTGCTTTATGATAATGGATTTCAAATTATTTAACCTATAACATTTTTAAAAATGAAATTATTTTCGGTTCAGAAAATTAAAAATTTCCATCCGATTAAAGGATATTGTGTTATTGAAACTTGTTTAGATGAAAACAAGTCACGTATTGTATTTTCAGGTTCAATTACGGATTGTTCTTCGTTTATTTCATTAAGTCATTTAATGACGGATAAATTCTCAGAAGAGGAATTATTAAAAATGTATAAATTTGGTGAATCCATAAACCGATAATTTTTTCATATTGAATCATATTTATTATTATGATTCAATTGGTTAATACATTAAAAACTGTCATTTCAGATAATATTTTGCTTAAAGAGCAAAATGACAATTCATCCAAGGTTGATGAATATATGACCAATTTTTTATCCAATCTAACAAAGATTAAAGATTCTGATGGTTTTATTTATGCAACCAAAGATAATAAAAATCTTGTTATTATTGAGGATGCTGATTATTTATATATTAATAAAAAATTCTATGATGATTTTCCAGATTTTGTTAAAGATGGTTTTGGGGGTTGGGTATATAAACTTTGGAAAAAGTATGGTATTCACGAATTCCCCGGATCAAAAAATGTTTTATATTATTTAAAGATAAGAAAACCGGTAAATACATATTTAACATTGACATTCCAAGATTTGGAGGTTTATAAAGAGGATGATGAAATTCATTTTATTAATATAAAAGAAAATAGAACGGTTGTTATATTATTGAATAATGAGGCATGGATTGATGGAAATATTTATGACAATTTAGCATCGGTTCTTAGTCTTAATGAAGATTATCAAAAAAGAATTGCTTTTATAAATTGGTTTTATGATGTTTATAACTTTAATGTTGATTCAGTCAAAAAAATGATATCTGGACCCGCAGATGAGATTATATATCAAGGAGAAAAAATTGGTCTGGTTAAAGATAAAATTAATAATTAATATTAAATGAGATTAAGTGAATCAGATATTCGCAGAATTGTAAATAAGGTTCTTAATGAGCAATATGACCCAGAAAGAATTTATGATAGAGCATATATCATAAATCGTCTAAAGAACGGTCCAAGAGAACTTAAAAAATACATAAAAGAGCTTCCTATTATTGGTTGTTGGGACTCTATGGGTAATCCACAAACATGCACAAAAATTCCTGAGGTAATATATGTTTATCTAACTGGTAGATATTTATCATAAAATAAGGGTACGATGAAAAAAGTAATAAGATTAACAGAATCAGATTTAATTAAATTAGTTAAAAGAATTATTAATGAACAATATGATGATGAATCGATTGCATCACAAATTGTAAATAAATTACTTGAAGCTGGAATGCCCGACCAATATGCGGATAATGCTTTGGTTGATTTAATTGAAATTGAGCAGACTAACGACAATAAGGAAAGAAGACAGTTGGTTAGTGATTTTAGGTCGGAAATCAATAGAATTTTAGATAAGTTTGGTGTTGGTAGAAATATAACCAATCCTGAAGAGATGAGAGCATTTGAGAGAAAAATTAGGACTGTCGATATTTTATTGAGTAATTTATATAGGAAAATAGATTCTGAAATTAGTTTAAATTAAATTTGGTAATTTCGTTTTTCCTATCTATCTTTGCGCTGAACAATTAATTTATATAAAAATGAAAAAAGTAATTCTTTCGGTACTCACAGTTGTTGCAATGGTTTCTTGCGGTAAGAAACATGACGAGGTTTCACCAAGTGAAGCTAAAAAAGAAGATAGTCTTACGGTTATTGTCGATGGAAAAATCGGTAGAATCCAACGAGACACCCTTTATGGTGTTAATGAAGAAGTTGGTGATTTTTATATGGTTATTGAAGAAAGAATTGTTTTCGAATAATTACTTTCTTTGGTATGTTGGTTTCATCCCACCAATTTTTTCAATAGGTTTAACAATTGTTGGTTGTTGACTCGTTTTTGTTCTACGATTTATTAATTTTATTTGATAATCTAAATACGCATCAACTGTATTCGTACCTAAGTTACCATCAACAAAATCTCTTTCTTGACCAGAACTATCTTTAAATTTTAAAGGTAAACCAGCAAGTTTCACTAAATCAGTTTGTAATGCTTTAATAGCTTCAACTGAAATATTTGATTTTTTTGCTAATTCTGTTAATTGATTCATTGTATATTTTTTTAAATCCGCTTTAGCTCTTTGTAATTCTTCGATATGCTCATCAGATGTTTTATCAGACTTATTCGCTGTTGGTGAATATTTAAAAAGTTTAAACGTTTCAGCAATAAATTTTGTCGCTGGAACACTTTCTTGACTCATCGTTAAACCTGTGGATGATTGTTCATTTAAATAAAATCTTTTTGTTGCATTTTGGTGCATTTCAAGAATATTTTGTCTTTCTTCTTCTGATAAAATAAATAAATTTTTCATTTTTTCTTTTTTATATAAATATATGAAGAACAGTATTTTGACTATATTTATATAAAAATCATACTGATGAAACTATCGACAATTCTTATTAATGAGGATTTTAAAACTCAATTTAAAAAATTCACTGAAAAAGACGGTGTGGATAAAGATACCGTTAATTATTATTTCAAATATTTTAAAAAAATAAAAAGCAAATATCCCAAAGCGTTTGAGATGGGGGGTATTAATATTTCAATACCACCAGAAAAACGAAAAGATATTGATAACTACCAAACATTTAAGGAATTAGAACAAGTTGTTGATTATTTGCGAGGCCAAGTCGATATTGAGGATGATGCTGCTGTTAGTGTATCTGGAGATACAACAATATATGAAGATGATAATTTAAAAATATCTAAAGGTACATCACCACAATCTTGTGTGTCAATAAGACAAGCTGGAAGCGAAGGAAAAAATATTAGTTGGTGTGTTGCTAGAACAACAGATAGTTTATATTATAGGTATAGACTAGGAAGTAATGAAGGTACGTTTTATTTTGTGAAAAACAAAAATAAAAACAAATCAGATAAATATTTCTTTTTTGTTATACAGGTAACAAATACCGGTGGTTACATTGTTACATCAGCGGAGAATGATGGTGATAAACCAATGTCTTGGGAAGAAATTATTAAAATTGAGCCACTATTAGCAAATTTAAAAGAAATTTTCAAACACGATAAAGTTAAACCAGAAGAAAGAGAAGCACAAGGATTGGATAAGGTGAATAACTCAACCTATCCTTCTCTTACATATAATCAAAAGAAAAAATACATTGAGGGTTTGAGAAAACTTTCAGATTCTATGTTCAAAGTAACACCAATTGAATTATTGGAATATTATGTTAATTTAAATGCTCATTTATTAAGTACAAATCAAATTATTTTCTTAGAGGAAAGGAATCCAAAACTTTTAAAAAGATATTATGTTTTATTAAATAGAAAAATAGAAAATAATGAATTTTTAAAAGATTTAAAAAAATTAGATGATGATAATAGCTATGAAATTGATTTGGATAAATATAAGGGGGGCGATTTAATTACTTCTGTTAGTTTAGGTCGATATTCAAATACGATTGAGCTTGATGTTAAAGATATGGATGATGTTTACAGTGCTGCGGATATAGAACCAGACCAACTCAATTACATTAAAACTGTGGCGGCTGGATACAATGATGTTGATTGGGATAGATATCAATTAAGTAGTATGTGGTCATTTTTTGACACTGAAACAGAAGATTTAATGATTAAACTCTTAACTTTTGTTGGTGTTCCAGAAAAAGATATCGATACTATTGATAGAGAAGGAAAATTAGAGGAAATATTAAAAAAATTTGATTTTGATGATAAAATTTTTGAAGCGTTCATGTCTGAACATGCTAGTGCGGAAGAAAGAGCGCGAGAAGAAGCGGCAAAAGAAATGTTAAAAGCATATAATGAATTGCCATTAGAGTTTAATGGTGGTAGATATGCGACGATAGATATCACAGATATTAATGATTTTATTTCTGCAATAATATCAATAGACCCGACAATATCAAATTTTGAAGATGCGGTAATTAAGCTTTTAGAATCGGCGGATTTAGGTGGAGATTTATATGACTTACAAGAGTATAATTATTATGATTCTACTGAACTAAATACTGAAATGAGGCGTGTAATCGAGAATATAATTGAGGATGTTGAATCTGAAGGTTACGGCGAATATTTTGGAAAAATTGCTGACGTTTTGGATAAATTAGGTTTTAAAAATGATAAAATCAGTAATGAAATAGTAGAAATAACAATTGAAGATAAATTTCCAGATTATGATAAGGGATTTTCAGAAGAACTATTTAAAGACCCAATAATTAAAATTAGATTAGTTAATAAAAAAACAAATAAAACTGAAGTTGGTAATATTAAATTATCATCATTACCTAATTATGTTCAAAATTATCAACTATTTGAGCAAACGAACAGAATTAAAAAAATGATGACTATAATCTAATAAATTTAAACCAAAATCTTTCGTGTAAGAAGTAAATTAAAGGTTTAATTATTAATTCAATAAAACTCATTGTTGCGCCGATTTTAAAATCACCGGTGGCTAAATATCCAATAGTAAAGGTAAAAATGGAACCAATTAATCTATAGGAAATTGTTTTAAGGATATGTCTGAGTAATGATTTATCTTTCATAATTTACCTTCATTTTTCATTTCTTCTCTAATTTTTGTTGCTGAAATATCATGTATTTCTTGAGGTGGAATATGCTCAATTATATCATATCCAACACCTCTACCATAATTTATTGATTCAATATCTGGTATCACTATAATTTCTAATCTACCGTCCGAAATTAAATCCGATAGTTCAGATTTTAAATTATTAACAACCCATTCAGTACTAAAAGGATTTTTTTCATCAACAGCAACATCACGAACACATAATAAAACATTTTTACCATCATTTAATTGTTGGTCGATTAACCATCGATGTCCTTTGTGCCAAGGTTGCCATCTTCCAACAAACATGGAATATTTTTTATCATTTGATGATGATGTATTACCTTTTGCGATATAGTTTTTCATCTATTTAATTTATTTAAAAGTTCATGAAAAGTTTCTTCTATTGACTTATTTGTTGTATCGATATCTATGTAATTTTCGGTCGGTGATTCATAATCAATTACATGATATTGTTCTCTACCTCTTACCTCATTACAATGAACGTAAATCTCAATAACATTGTTTTTAATTTCATTCCTAATTTCTTTATATGGTGCAACTAATGATAAAATAACATCATGGTTTAGATTATCTAAATATATTGCTATATTTTGTGCTGTTCTTATATTTTGAATTCTGCCGGTTTTTTCGTAATTTTGATTATTAAATAATTTTCTAATATCATCACCATCAATATGGAAAACAGAATTAAATTTGGATAAATAATCTTTTAATTTAATTGCTAATGTGGTTTTACCATGTCCGGGTTGTCCTGTAAAATAGTATATCATTTTTATAAAAAAAATACAACATGAAAAACATAAAGTCAATCTTTAAAAATAACACACATTTAATGGATGAGCCTGAAGTTCAAGAACTTATTGATTATTGTGATGAATTAGAATCACAATTGATAGATGTTAAGCAGAGTGAGCAATTCTCAAAGGAAGATATCTTTAAAGAAATGATTCGTGAAATTTTGGTTGGTTGTGATGAAATTTTAGAAGGGCAAGATATCGATTATAAAAAAATGATTGAAAACCTTAAATTCTATATAAAAACAAATTGTGAGGAGTATAATATAAGATTATGATATATTTATTATAAAAAACTTCGATGAGTAACATTATCATAACAGAGAAACAACTTGAGCTTTTAATCAATGAAGCGTCAATTGGTAGTGATATTACCAACTTAAGACTTGGTAATATTGCAAAGGGTTTGAAGGGTGTTTGGAGAGGAGAAGGTTATGATTATTTTAGTTACCTCAATACATTAAAAAATGTTCTTAAAAAGTTAGATAAGGTTGATAAACCAAATGAATCTATATTAAATGAATTGGATAAAATTAAATCATCATTATCTGGTTCAAAAATGCCACAAAGTAAAAAGAATAATATAATAAATGCGATTGATGCTGCAAAATCAAATTTTTTACAATATCGTGCAATAATCGACCAATTAACTAAAAAGTTGGAAAATAAGTTGGATTAATGATGACTAATCGTAAAAAAATTATAATTACTGAATCTCAATATAAACGGTTACTTTTTGAACAAAAAAATACTGTTAAAATTACAGATAATGTTTTATCAAAAGTATTTCAAGATGATGATGAAAAATTATTTAATAAGTTTCTTAACAAAAGAAATTATAATGAAATAATATTTCCATTCGATGATTATGAAATTGTTACTCCAAATATAAGTAAATTACCTGATAATATGATTTTTGAGGATAATTTAGTTTTAAATTTACCTAATCTAGAGAAATTACCAGAAAATTTAACGATTAACGGTAACTTACACGTTTCTGCACCGAAAGTGACTGAATTACCTGAAAGTCTAACTGTTGATGGTTATCTAATAATAATTGATACTGGAATCGTATTAGATGCTGAACAAACAAATTTCGTAAAAGAAAATATTGGTTCGGAGGGTATTTTCTCAAAAAATAATCTAAAGGTAACTATTGAAATTGATTTGATTGATTCGGCGGGTTATTTAAATGTTGGTAGAGATTATTCTGATGAAATTTTTAATAGAATTTTTGGTGATGATTATTTTGAATGGTTTAGTTATTATGATGGTTTTGATTTAAAATCAACTATGGATTATTATGTTGATAGAAATAATGAATCAAAAATTGAAGAAATTGTTCAGAAATATATTGAAACAAATAATATGTTTGAGGAAACTGAAGACATGGATTTAACTGAAAAAATAGATTATCTTGATCTTGATGAAATTAAAGATGCTTTAGCGTCCGCTGAAATGGATGCAACAAATTCTGAATATCAAAATTCACTTATACGAGAAGTTTTATCAGCATATGAGGATTACGGTACTGTTGAAACCGTATCATGGGATAAAATTAAATTAATAGTTGATTTATCTGACCATATTTTAAGTATGGATGAAGAAGATTTTAACAATTATTTAAATAATTGTTCAGTTGACTTAGAGTGTTGGTTTAACGAAATGAAGGGGAATGAAATAGATATGCCTAGATTTAGTCCTGATGACAGATATACACCAACGCCAGATAAAAAGGAGTTTAATTTAATATTAGCTGACAGATTATCAGAGATAGACTATTAATTAATTTCTAAAACTTCAAGTTCAAAAATTAATTTTTTACCCGCTAACGGATGATTAGCGTCTAGAGTAACGGTTTTCTCATTAACTGAAATAACACTAACATTAACTGGACCGGCATTAGTCATTGACTGTAGCATATCACCGACTTTAGCTCCTTTAGGAACGTTATCAATTGGTACCTCAACAATCATATCTTCACTAACTAAACCATAAGCATCCTTAGGTTCTATTTCAATAGTTTTACTTTCACCAATAGTCATCCCAACAAGACCAGCTTCAAATCCTCTAATTAATTTACCCATACCCAATTTTGCGATTAATGGTTCACGACCTTCATTTAATGAAGAATCAAAAATATCACCGTTTTCCAATTTTCCGGTGTAATTTACTTTAACGGTACTATTAGCTGTAACTGTATTCATTTTTTTGTTTTTATAAATCTAATCAAATCTTTTTAAAAACTCAACAGAAAAAGTTTTTTTTTTAAAATCATGGTATTTATAGAAAAAAAACAACACAATGAAAAAATTTATCATTACAGAATCGGAAAGGAGTGAAATTTTAAAAATGCATAAAAATGCTATTTTATCGGAAAGAAATTCACTAATAAATGAAGAATCGATTGTTACAAAAGCCGCGTTAGACCAACTAAATGCAGGTAAAGTTTTATATGATTGGGAAATAACTTTTGATGGTGCTGATGGTAACTATACAAAAATATATTCATTACCGCTACAAAATAATGATGAATTTTATAGTGGTAATGATGCTAAATTTTATGAACCAACAGATCAAGGTTTAAGTATTGTTGGTCACAAAGTTATCGGTCCTACTAAAATGAGTCAAAATCAGCAAGACGGTAAATTATCGGCTCCGGTAGCAAAAGCACCAATTGTTTGTGCGAAATCAGAACAGGATTTATCCAAAAAAATATACTTAAGAAAAGGTTGTAAAAATGATTTTGTAAAACAACTCCAAATGTTATTGGATGTTAAAGGATATGGCACTACTTTAGGTAAGGCAAGCATTGATGGTAATTTTGGTGATGCAACAAAAAATGCTGTAATGAAATTCCAAAAAGAAAATAATTTAAAAGTTGATGGTATTGTTGGTATGCAAACTTGGAGGACATTACAAGCTCTTGAGTCAGTACAAAGTAAAACGGTTGAACCGCAAAGAGTTGTACCAACCGCTCAACAACCCACACCTAAACAACCTGTTGCACCACAACAACCTGCAACACCTGAACCAGCACCAACAAGAAGAGATCAAACAAGAGAAAGACAAGATTTAAGAAGGAGTCAAAGAAGAGATAGACAAGACCAAAGAGCACGACAAAGAGCGCAAAGATAATTTTATTTAAAAATTTTGTATAATCTTATCTTTTTAGTACCTTTGTGGTATGAATATCTTTTATCTAGAACATAACACAAAAAAATGCGCAGAACAACATGTTGATAGACATGCTGTTAAGATGTGTGTGGAATATGCTCAACTTCTATGTTCCGCTCATTGGATGAGTGGCGGAAATGCACCATATAAACTAGCACATAAAAATCATCCATGTTCAATTTGGGTTAGACAAAGTATTAACAATTATCGTTGGCTTTGTGAGTTGGGTTTGGCGATTTGTAATGAATTCTCATATCGTTACGGTAAAGTACATAAATCTTGTGATGTTATTTGGTGGTGTATTGAAAATGAACCAAATCTACCTGATATTGAGTTTACCGAACCCCCACAAGCAATGCCTGATGAGTTTAAAGTTCTTAACGACTCAATTACCGCATATAGAAAATATTATGCGTTAGGTAAAAAACATCTTCACTCTTGGAAGGGAAGAGAAATACCTGAATGGTTGGATATTTATGGGTATGTCACATCTGATATCTAATATTCCCCCAATACAATGTTTTATTAGAAAAGAATTTTTATATGACTTTAAAAGTCATGAAAAAGAATTAGAACCATGTTATTGGGTTTCCGTTAAATCAATAAAGGGTAGAGCTTTTTATTTTGAATCATTATTAACGAATTATGGTGCTTTATATGATAAACTACCAATATCCGCTTATGTGTGGAAAGAAGATGTAAATTATGATGAGTTATTACCGTTAGACTATCTACAAATATGGGATTGTTTATCGTATGATATTTCCATATTAGAAAAATCCCTATTAAAAGGTCTCAGATGTAAAGTCTTTATGAAAAACAAGAAATTTTATGAGGGTAACTACATACTTACAATAGATAATTGTTATTCAAATCCGAATGAATTTAATAATACATTATCTGAAACACCAAATGAACATAAAAGCTTTAATCTCATTAAATTAGATAACGGTCAGTTTACGTTACAACCAAATAATAGGGTTTTATTTTATGATCAATCTTTAATAGCATCAGGTGTTAAAATACCTGATTTTAAAGTATCAACAAAAGAATTTTCTTGTGAAAATGGTAGTAAGTGGAGTGCTGGTGATGATGATAAGTTTTTTTATGACATAAAAAAAGTTGATTGATGTTGCGGATTCAAAAACTTTCATTATCTTTGTAAAAAAAGATAATGGACTACATTTTTGTTACGGTTAAAGAATATCTTGATAGTGGTGCGGAATTAGATTTAGGTCAAGAAATATTTGTTAAAAAACAAAATAAACTTGATTTTATTGGTATAGTTTATGATAAAAATAAAAATAAATTAACAATTAAATCTAATAATAATACAATTATTAAATCACAAGAAGAGTGTTACTTAAAGTTTAATATTATTAAAATTAAAAGACAATGAAAAACTTAACAATCATTTTTATTCTTATCACAAATCTTTGTTTCTCACAAACAAGAACCGAAAGTGCTCAAAAATTAAATGGTAAAGTACATGTTATGGTTGTTTTTTCATCAAATTATAATGATGAATGGAAAGATTTTGAAAAAAATGAAAAACTAAAGTTGGTGGAAGAAAATATGCGTTGGCTTCAAAAAGAAGCTAGTAAGTATAATCAGACATTTAGTTTTGAAGTTAAAAAATATGGTGGAGATTACGACGAGGAAATTGAGTATGATGGAACCGATGTTTTATTAGTTGAAAAGGGGATTCATAATATTGTTAAAACAGTTGTTAATGAAACCCATAATACCCCTCAAGAGTTATATAAAAGTATTGGCGCTAATAATTTAATTTGTGTTGTTTTCCATAAAGACAATGGAAGAGCTTTTGCTAATCCAACTTATATGTCAAATTACTTTTTGGAATATTGCGTAATTTATGAACACCATAGGAATGGTGTTTCATGTGCTAATTCTGTTGTTTCTCATGAAATTTTACACTTGTTTGGTGCAATTGATTTATATTTAGATAATAACGATTTAAATTTTAAAAATTTGGTAAACAAATATTGCAAAGACGATATCATGAGTAAAACTGGTGATTTGAGCGGGTTAAAAATAACAGAGTTTACCGCATATAAATTAAATTGGACAACTGAATACAAAAATTATTTTTCGGATATTCTAGTTTTTAAATAAAAAATATACCACATGAAAAAATTACTTATTCTTTTTATTGTGTTTTTCACTTCTTGTTATGACGCACCAATAACACCATCAACACATATATTATTAACAAGAAACGCTTGGAGAGTTGAAACATTTATCGACTCAAACATAGACAGAACATCGTTTTTTACGAATCAAAGACTTTATTTTTATGGTAATAATATCTCAACGCTAAATTATCATTATGGTAGTTGGTATCTTAGATATAATGGAATTAGAGAAGAAATTCTCTTATTGTTTACTTTATACCCATATAATTTGCTTAGTAACGATTGGGAAATTATTCGCAAATCAAATAACAGAATAGAAATGATTAATAGAAATAATTATCCATATGATTATTTGACAATTGTGAGATTCTGATATTTATCGGTATGACACTACCAATATCAATAAAAGAATTTTTTAAAGACCCAATAAAGGGTATTTTATTTTTGTCATTAAGTGCTATTATGTATCTTTATATTGACAATAGAATGGTATACACATCTCAAATTGAGCGACAAGAAAGGAGAATTGAGGTTCTTGAGAAACAGGTTGAGGATTTACAAAACAAGTTATTAGATACAGTAAAAAAAATACAATAATGAAACATATTTTTTTAGTTTTTTGTGTTGTTTTATCGTGTAATGCTCCTTATAGTGAGGAAGTAATTACTCAAGATGAACTTATTAGTAAGACCGATTCTATTATTATGGTAGTTGATGATAAATTAATTGAAGTTGAAAAAGAAAAACAACATAAAGAATTTGTTTTGGATTCTTTAAAAAAAGAACTTGAGTTAAAAACTGAATTGCGTGAAAAATTACTAACAACATCAAATAAGCAAAAAGTGATTAAGACGATTTATTATGACACTGTGACATTTCATGTTGATAGTACATATAAAAAATAATCCCCCTTTCTAAATTAAAGAAAGAGGGATTTTGAAACCTTGTGATTAATTGATTGTTATTTTAATGCTGTTCCGCAGTTATAACAAAATTTATGTGAGGATTTTTTAATTCTTGTACCGCACTCTGTGCAGTATTTTTTAAAATCACTAACCTCATATGGTTTTTGAGATTGTGGAAGAATTTTCCATCCACTTGAATAACTATAGTAGTTATTAAATGTCTTATTATCATAAACAAACGATTGATTACTATGAGAACCGGATTCAACCCTACCTGTTTCTATTCCAGCATTAGTGCTATAAGAAACATTGTTAGAAGCATATGTCCCAACGTTCGATGCGTATGTTGTGTTTGCAACAGTATAGGTAATATCTCCAGTCATACCAGCACTTAATGTGGGTTCCCAAGGACTTCCAGCATAAGCTCCACCAGTAGTTGTACCCCAAACAGAACCACTACTAATTATGTAAGAGGGATAATAAGAGATTTGATTTTCCAAATAAAATTCAACAAACAAGTCACCATTTAATAAAATAGCATTTCTTGTTTGGTTATTATCGTCAACCGTATAAGTTTCAAATTTGAATTTATTTGTTTTATCGAAATATCTTTCTAAAAAAACTCGCTGACCCGGTTTTAAAATTAAACCATTTTGTGAAATATATTCACCATTTAATTTAAGTTTAGCTAAAACCGTTCTTTGTAATGGATTTGAGAGTTCTATTTCAAACTCATCACCATTATTTAAATAAACATTTGTACCGTATTGTTTAACTCGCTGCTTATTTTTTGTTATAAAAGCAGTTGGTACTGAGTTAATTGAATAATTTTTACTCATAATTTTACCTTATTTTTTTTATTTATGTTATTTGAGATTTCCTTTGTTGGGTGTTTAGTCCAACTCAAATGTCCAATTCGAACACGGAAATACCAATCACAAGGTTTTCAGTAATAATTATATATTATAATAAAAATTTGTGAAGTCTTTGGTAATTTGAGTATTGTTTACTACCTTTGTTATCTAACAAAAAATATCATGGACAATTTAAACCCCTATCCCGGAACTTTAAAGTTTATCAAGTTGGATACGACTTTACCTTTTCCAGCATTCGTTAATAATAGTGATGAGTATGTTGATTGGGAAAGTCAAAATAGATTGAAAGAAATTAATAACCATCTTCATAATTACATTAAGGAATTAATTAAAAACGCTAGAACTAAAGATGTTGAGAGGATTGAAGAATTAGAATCTATTTTACAAAAATTATATGATTCTTATGTATCAACAGAACCTCTAGCATATGAGATTGGTTTGTGGGATAAAGTTAAAAACATTCTTAAAAAATGAACGAAGAACCAAAATACATGGATTTAGATGATAATATTATTCTATTTTGTGCATTTAGATATGCGTTAGGTAGAAGAACATATGTTGTTAGTACTGTGATTAGGCGATTAATTGATCAATATCTTAATATCCACCCAGTGGATAGGGAAAAATATGTGGAAGAAATTGATAAAGCAGATAAAGAAAATGATTTGGGTTCATCTTATGATAGAGAAGATTGGATGAAGGTTAAAGCATTATTTACCGAAGAAAATCATTGCTTTGTTGACACATATTTAAATCAAGAAGATTTGGAAAATAATAAACTTTATGGTACTTTTGCTGCGGTTAAACATGATGGGAAATATTTCTCATTAGATATGAAATCACATTATCATACTTGTAAAGAAATTAAAAATGAAAAATAATTTTACCAAACGTCTTATTTGTTTACGCGGAATTCCGGGTTCGGGTAAAAGCACATTTGCAAGAATGATATGGAGTGATTATGTAATTCACGAAGCTGATAAGTTTTTTGAACAAAATGGTGAATATAAATTCGACCCCACCAAAATTAAAGATGCTCATGAATGGTGTCGGAATAATGTTGAGCAACAAATGAAGGATAATGAACTAAATTCACAATATTATCCAGAAATTGTTGTAGCAAACACCTTTACCCAAGAATGGGAAATGAAACCCTATATGGAGTTAGCTGATAAATATGGATACACGTTCGTTTCTTTGGTGGTGGAAAATCGTCACGGAAACCAAAGTATTCATAATGTTCCCGCTGAAACAATTAAAAAAATGATAGATAGGTTTGAAATTAAGTTGATTTAAAAATGGGATACTTTCAGAAATATACAACAAAAGGTGAAATCTTCTTCTCTTCGGATATTCATTTTTCTCACAAAAATATAGTGAGGGGAACAACATCTTGGAGAAACGAAGATGATTCAATTCCAATGGATTCTGTTCGAGATTTTGATACAATTGAAGATATGAATGAAGCAATTATCAAAAATTTTAACGATAAAGTTGGACAAGATGATTTATTGTTTCTTCTTGGTGATATTGCATTTGGTGGTTATCAAAACATTCAAAAGTTTCTTGACCGTTTGGTTTGTAAGAATGTTTCATTGATTTACGGTAATCATGATCAAAACATTAAAAAAGATGTTGATAATATTCAAAGCATGTTTTTAGGTTGCGTTGATTATCGTGAAATTAATCTTGCTGACCAAGATTTTGTTTTGTGTCATTATCCCCTCTCAAGCTGGAATAAAATGAATAAAGGTACTATTCATCTTCATGGTCATGTACACTTACCAAAAACGCATAAATTTGGTCGCGGTAAGAAGATGGATTGTGGTTTGGATGGTAATGATTTAAAACCATATCATGTTGATGAGCTAATTCAATTAATGAAGAATCGACCAATTATGTCGGATATGGATATTGACCATCATTTGGACCGTGTTAAAGGTGTTATAGGTTAATTTCATTCCTCTAATAAAGAAATCCCTCAGAAAAAAATCTGGGGGATTTTAATTATTTTAATATTTTTTTGATATTTATATATGATGTTAAAAACATCACTTAACCAAACCAAAATAACCAAAAATGAAAAAAATATTATCATCTATAGGAGACTGGTTTAAACAACTATTATCTGATGAAAGGGGGGTTGTTTCATCAAAAAGACTAGTTGGCATAATTTGTGCTATGGTATTGTGTATTTCATTATATAATAACGCATTTACCTCCGCTGATATGCAACCATCCGATAGTTTAGTTGATGCTGTTGCGTTGTTAGCTTTTGGATGTCTAGGACTTACATCTTTAGACAAATTCGTTTCAGCAAGACAGTCAAATAAAAACGAATCAAATTGATTCTGGACTTCTACTAAAAGTTATATCTTTAACTATCGGAGTTAATCTATTAATGATATGATAAGTAAAATATTCTGAAGATGTTAAAAATTTGGGACCAATAGATTCTGTTAATCCAATAAGTCCAAAAATATTTACTCTAGGGTCTTCAAGAACGTCAATTTTATTAATAATTAATTTATTAACACCATTTACTTTAATTGCTACTTCAAGTTCGTTAAGATTTAACCAATTTACTTGTCTCGGACGACCAGTTGTCGCACCATATTCATTACCAACATCTCGAATTTTTTTGAAAATCTCATTATCACTTTCAAATTCTTTCGCACCAACATATGTTTCATATGCTTTAGCGACACCATATACATCACGAATTTTTTGAGGTGGAACACCATTTAAACAAACACTACCCACTGTGCAATGAGAACTGGTTACATAAGGATATTCACCCCAATCAATATCTAATTTAAATCCTTGCGCACCCTCAAATAAAAGTGTACACACCTCTTCACCATGAAATTCTTCATATATATCGATTAAATATGGTTGTAGTGCTGGACCCCCATTTTCAGCACGTAATCCTGTTCTAGCGTATTTATCACGGTACGCAGGACCATTTCCTGTTCTAGTGGTACCAATTTTAGTATCTATACCATCTTCAGCTAAATGGTCTTCAGTGATAATATGAACTCTTTTATCCACTTTGATTAGTGAAGTATCGTAACCCATATCTTTTAATTCTTGAACTTCCTTGAGAAATTTTTGTGGGTCAATTACACAACCCGGTCCAATAATACTTTTAATACCGTGCAAAATACCACAAGGTATTAAGTGTGTTACAATTTTTTTTCCGTCTTTATAAATTGTATGACCAGCATTATGTCCACCATTATAGCGAACAACATGAGTATATTGGTTTTTTTTACTCGCTAAAAAGTTTGTAACTTTTCCTTTACCGGTGTCTCCGGATTGGAGATCAACGATTACATCAGCATATTGAATCATCTGTTTTAATTTAAATAAAAATACGAATAAATACCCAAAGAGTCAACTTATCTATGATTTCTAATTATCAAAAGTTTTTAAGATATTTTTTGAGCATTGAGTGGTTTATACCAATAATACCATGCTCAGTTACTAGTCCACCATTCTCAATTAGTTCGATAAAATCAATAGCATCTAATTCATCACGACTTCCAGCCCTAATTTCGGGGTTATTTGATTTACCAAATGTAATAAGATATCTATCACTAACACCCTCACCACCAATATTAAAAACATGTGTTCTTGAATATGAAACGTTTACTGGTGTTTTATAGAGTTTAATTTCATGTGGAATAGGATTATCTAAATTAGATAATGTGGTTGTAAAAAACATAGGTAAATCACATGTTAAAAGATAACCCAAATTGTTAATTCTATTAACAATATCCTCAACTAGATTGATATTTTTTGTGGTAAATTCAACATATTCTTGAAATGTTTTATTACTTACATGAATATCATTGTCATTCATCCAATCTAGGGCGTTATCTATTCTTTCTTGTACAGTTTTCATCTCCCTTGACCTTTATATTCTTTTGGTTTGGGGGAGTGTTTATTATATTTTTTCTTTGCAATTCCTTTTTTCTTTTTTCCGAATGAATCGGGTTTTGTTGATTGTCCAGATTTTCCTTTCGCCATTTTAGGTCCAATATTGTGATTTATTTTTTACAATAAATACACAATATTGGACTTTTTATGGTTTTCTATTTACTTTTAATTTTTTACTTCTTCAAACACAACATCTTCTGTGTTTTGAGTTTGTTCAGATTGTTGTGTGGACTGGTACATTTCCATACTAATATCCGCCCAAGTTTTGTTCATATTCTCAATTGATTGTTTGATTTTATCAATATCTTTTGATTCATGCGCTGCTTTTAATTCAGTTAACGAATCGACTAGTTTTGATTTATTTGTCTCCGAAAGTTTATCATCAAATTCTTTAATTTGTTTTTCAGTTTGGAAAATCATTGCGTCAGATTGATTGATAATATCAATTCTTTCTTTTTCACGCTTATCAGATTCAGAATATAATTCAGCTTCCTTTTTCATCTTATCAATTTCTTCTTTCGAAAGCTGAGAACCACCCTCAATTCTGATTTTATTTTCCTTACCCGTTGCATTATCTTTTGCATGAACAGAAAGAATACCATTAGCATCGATATCAAAAGTTACCTCAATTTGAGGAATACCTCTAGGTGCTGGCATGATACCATCAAGATGGAACCTACCTAAGCTTCTATTATCCTTTGCTAGAGGACGTTCACCTTGCAACACATGAATTTCTACACCCGGTTGATTATCAATCGCAGTAGAGAATGTTTCGCTCTTTTTAGATGGGATTGTTGTATTCGCTTCAATTAGTCTTGTCATAACACCACCCATTGTTTCAATACCAAGTGAGAGAGGTGTTACATCCAAGAGAAGAACGTCCTTAATGTCACCAACAAGTGCTGAACCCTGAATTGCAGCACCAAGAGCAACAACTTCATCAGGGTTAACCGATTTATTTGGTTTTTTACCAAAAAGATTCTCAACAGCAATTTGAAGCATCGGAATCCTTGTTGATCCACCAACTAAGATAATTTCGTCAATTTCTGATGGTTTCATTTTAGCATTTGATAGTGCTGATTTACAAGAATTAATTGCCCTATCGACCAAATCAGAAATCATTGATTCAAATTTTGCTTTAGTTAGTTGTCTAACAAAGTGAAGTGGTTGACCATCTTTTGCTGTAATATAGGGAAGATTAATATCTGTTTGACTAGTTGAGGATAATTCAATTTTTGCTTTTTCAGCCGCTTCCTTTAGACGCTGAAATGACATAGCATCTTTTTTCAAATCAATACCATGTTCATTCTTGAATTCATCAACCATCCAATCAATAATTTTATTATCGAAATCATCACCACCAAGATGGGTATCACCATCAGTTGATTTAACCTCAAAGACACCATCACCAATTTCTAACACTGAAACGTCATGAGTGCCGCCGCCCGTATCAAAAACAACGATTTTTGCATCTTTGTTTTTCTTATCCAAACCATATGCTAGTGCTGCTGCGGTTGGTTCATTAATAATTCTAAGAACCTCAAGACCCGCAATTTTACCAGCTTCAATAGTTGCTGTTCTTTCCGCATCACCAAAATAAGCGGGTACGGTAATAACCGCTTTAGTAACTTCTTGACCAAGATAATCTTCAGCGGTCTTCTTCATCTTTTGAAGAATCATTGCAGAAATTTCTTGAGGTGTATAAAGTCTGTCACCAATTCTAACACCGGGAATATTACCCCCAACCTTGTCAACTTTATATGGTACCTTTTTACTTTCTTCTTTTACATATGGAGAAGAAAAATCCTTACCAATAAATCGTTTAATCGAATAAATTGTTTGTGTTGGATTTGTTACCGCTTGTCTTTTTGCGGAATCACCAATTTTTCTATCATCACCATTAAACCCAACAATGGAGGGTGTGGTTCTTCTACCTTCACTATTTGCTATGATTTGAGGTTCACCCCCCTCAACAATAGCAACTGCGGAATTTGTGGTTCCCAAATCAATACCTAATACATATTCTTTTTTACTCATAATTTTATTTATTTAAAAGTTTATTTAAAAGCTGTTTATCAATCAACATACCATTTCATTTTTTATGACAATATGTCAACCTTCTTGTGACATTTGGTCATATCCTATGCAAGTACCGGAACAATATTTGTGTTTTTCTTTAACCGACATTCTAAACCTTCGACAAAAAATTTCACCCTCAATTAACTTATCATTAGGTGTTTGTTTTCCACAATATTTACATGGGGAATATCCTTCTCTTGCCGCATACTTTTCAGCTAATTCTTTTTGAATTTGAAATAAATCTTCTTTATTAAGAGACATTCTTTCATTTTCAAAAATTTCATCTAATTTGTAACGACCATTAATAGTAAAAAAATCAGAATTTAGTGGTGCTGAATAATCAATAAAAATAGTTTTATCATCGGTATCGAAAGTTAATAGGTACTCTTTAATACGCTCAATATCTGTAGTCTTAATATTTTTTGTGTTATTATAGGGTTCTTTTTTTCCTCTAACTAAAATTTTATTAATATTATATTCAACGATTGAAGAAATATCGGCACGATAAAACTTTGTGGGTTTATCTTCACCGAATACATGATTAATGTATTCAGTTTTTTTAGTATCTAAAAGCATTAAAGCTTCATCATACTTAATTTTATTGGTTTTTCTCATTTATTAAATCTTTTAAACGCATTTTGTGTAATCATTTCGACATGACAACCCCTAAATTCATCCAAAGTTTTCGCATCAACATATGACATTGCACTTTTTAAGTAATCTGTCAAATTTTCACTCCACTTATACAAATCATATTCAACACAATTCCATTTTGAAATACCTTCAGCGGTTTTTAATGTGGTGTTACCCCATTTTTTCTGAACTTCTTTTGTGGACATTCCACGATACTTCTTATATAGTTTAAACTTTTTTTGGAACAACCAACTTGCTAGTTTTTTATTCCTAATTCTAAATAATTTCCAAAGATAAGGGTCAGAACAACTTTGAAGTGATTTATTAAGTAGCGAACCAATCATTACAATGTCAGCACCTAATGCTACCGCTTTAATAATATCTGAAAACTTTCTGGTTCCACCATCAGAAATAATTTTGGTTTTAAAGTCAAAACGTGTTTTAATTTTATAACATTCTTCAATAAGAGAAGCATAAGGATAATGAACACCAGTATTTGCGCTAGTTGTGCAACCAGCACCAGCACCAATACCAATTCGCACACCCCAAACACCATATCTTGCAAAATCCGCAAAACTATCTGGATTTGCAATATTACCAACAATTAATTTAATATTTGGACAATTTTTATTAAATAATTCAATAACATTACGCAATCTTGGCATATGTCCATTTGCCATATCAATACAAATATAACGTTCCTCATCCGTACCAATTGATGCTAAGTTTTCCGCATCGGTTAATGAAATACTAATAAAAAAATAATCGCATGTATAATCGCTATTATAATCAGAACTACAGCGTGGCATACAAATATTAATTCTATTATTTATATAATCATGTGAGTTATTTTTATCAACAACGGTATCCATAGGAGATGTCATAATTGGAAGCATGTGGTTTTCATCATAGCAATTCACCTCACTTCTTGAATTAATTCGGGTATAATTTTTTGGTACAATAACAATGTCATCAAAGTCGTACTTCATTCTTTAAAATGTTTTAGTTGTTAATTTGATACAAATCTATGAAATGTTTTCGACAAAGACAAATATTTATGGTTATGAAAAAGATAAAATTAACAGAATCAGATTTATATAGGATAATTAAACAAGTTCTTTTTGAACAGGAGGAAGAAAAGAGAAGTTTTACATTTTCTCCGGGAGCATTTGCATCTTTTATAACATCATCATCAGGTGAAAGATTTGTTAAACATCTTAATAACAAATATGATGAGATTGTTGTTAATGGGGGTTTGGATTTACAAGGAACACCAATTCAATCCTTACCGGATAATCTTAAAGTTGGGGGATGGTTGGATTTACGAGGAACACCAATTCAATCCTTACCGGATAATCTTCATGTTGGGGGAAATTTGGAGTTAGATGAAACACAAATTCAATCCTTACCGGATAATCTTTATGTTGGGGGAAATTTGGAGTTAGATGGAATACCAATTCAATACTTAGGGAATAATATTCATGTTAAGGGAAATTTGGAGTTAGATGGAATACCAATTCAATACTTAGGGAATAATATTCATGTTGGGGGAAATTTGTATTTATATGGAACACAAATTCAATCCTTAGGGGATAATCTTCATGTTGGGGGAAATTTGGATTTATATGGAACACCAATTCAATCCTTACCGGATAATCTTCGTGTTGGGGGATGGTTGGATTTAAAAAGAGCACCAATTCAATCCTTACCGGATAATCTTCATGTTGGGGGAGATTTGTTTTTAAGTAAAACACCAATTCAATCCTTACCGAATAATCTTCATGTTGGGGGAAGTTTGTATTTACAAGGAACACCAATTCAATCCTTACCGGATAATCTTTATGTTGGGAGAAATTTGGATTTAAGAGGAACACCAATTCAATCCTTACCGGATAATCTTCGTGTTGGGGGAGATTTGTGGTTAAATGGAACACCAATTAAATCCTTAGGGGATAATCTTTATGTTGGGGGAAGTTTGTGGTTAAATGGAACACCAATTCAATACTTACCGGATAATCTTCATGTTGAGGGAAGTTTGGATTTAAGAGGAACACCAATTCAATCCTTACCGGATAATCTTCATGTTCCAAAAATTATTTTAATTAAAACCACGCCATTAAGTGATAATTATGAATTGGTTCAGACATATAGTGAAAAATATAAAATTAATAGTACTTTTTAATTATAAAAAATGGAAAAAAAAGTTCCAATAACTAGAATAGGAAAATTTTTTGGAGGTGAAGATTTCGCTTTAGATATTTCTATGGGTGAAGAATGGTTAGTAGGTGATATGAATTTTAAGTTAATTCTTTATAGAATAGATAAATATAAAACAAAAAATGATGATGTTTATGGTGAAGCGGTAAAAGATGGAATAAAATTTTTACCGCCAATTGAATTTAATGCGTATGTTAAAGTTGTTCAGCCAGAAAATAAATTTCTTGGTCAGTCGATGGTATCACAAACCGAACCGGGTAATATGACGTTTTCTGTTTATCAAAAAACACTAGATGAACTTGGAATTGAAATTAATTTTGGTGATTATATTGGTTATTATGAAACCGAAACCAGAGTTAGATACTATACAGTTAATAATGATGGTCGTATTGTATCTGATAATAAACATACATATGGTGGATATAAGCCGTTTTATAGGACTTATGTTGCGTCACCAGTAACAAATAATGAATTTAGAGGACTATAATGGGTTTACCAAAAAAAATAAAAAAAGATTTAAACCTTACGCCAGAAAAAATTCTTCTTGAGAGAAGAGAAGAGTTATTGGAATATATTAATGAGGATGGAACTTATTTACCAAAATCAATTTTACATGCTGATTTAGATAGAGGGTTTTTAGATTTTGTTAAAGATAAACTCAGAACCGTTGTTGAGGGAAAAGAAGTTCCAATGATTGATGTTATCATTACAACACAAAATTGGGCGCAGTTTACCGAAACTTGGAAATTCCAAAATATGGATGATAATCCGGAACCTCCGTTCATTACTGTTGTTAGAAAAAAGGAAACAAAATTTGGAACAAATCCCGCATTAAAATATAACATACCAAATAGAAGACAATATTTTTACGCTGCGGTACCAACATGGACTGGAACAAGAAAGGGGGTTGATATATACACAATACCCCAACCAATTCCCGTCGATATTAATTACAGCATAAAAATAGTTTGTAATAGGATGAGGGAATTAAATGAATTTAATAAAAATGTTTTAAGAGAGTTTGCATCCAGACAAGCATATACAACAGTTAAAGGTCATTATATCCCAATTATAATGGATAATATTAGTGATGAATCGGTTAATGAATTAGAGAAAAGAAGATATTATATGCAAAATTATGATTTTACTTTATTGGGTTTCTTAATAGATGAAGATGAATTTGAGGTAAAACCAGCAATTTCTAGATCACTTGCTCTAATTGAAACGGATAGTTCGTTACCCAAAAAATCTAATGGTAAAATAAATCAAAGACTTGATTATGGTAATCAAATGATTTTTAATAGTGGTGTTACTGAATTAACACAAGTTTTCTATTCTCAAACTAATATATCATTACAACAAACATCAAATGTTGATTCATATGATGTTTATATAAATAATGATTTATATGGTAGTGATATTCAAAAATTATTATTAAATAGTGGTGATGTTTTAAGAATTGTCATCACAAAAACAGACAACGGACAAAAAGGAATAATTAATTTTCAAACTGAAATTAACTATTCACCGTAAACATCTTTTTTTTCTTTACACTTTTCAATAATTAAAGATTCCAAAAATTTATAAATTTTGTAACCTTTTTTATCGCAATATCTTTTTAAGATATCGTGTACTTCTGGGTCAATTTTTAAGTTTTTAATTTTTTTGTTATTTGGCATGGTAGAAAAAAGGAAGAATTTTTTCTTCCCATATTATAAATATATTGACTTTTTGCTGATTTTTAATAAAAACGTAGATATTTATTGAAAAATAAATTAAAAAGAAAATTTTAAAAAATGGCAACATCCAATAAAGTCTTTGTATCTCCGGGGGTTTACACTTCAGAGCGAGACTTAAGTTTTGTGGCACAAAGTGTAGGTGTCACAACCTTAGGTATTGCTGGTGAAACTCAAAAAGGTCCGGCTTTCGAACCTATATTCATCACAAGTTACGATGAATTTGAAACTTATTTTGGTGGAACATCACCAGAAAAGTTTATAAACACACAAATTCCAAAATATGAAGCTGCTTACATAGCAAAATCTTATTTACAGCAATCAAACCAATTGTTTGTATCAAGAATTCTTGGTCTTTCTGGTTATGATGCTGGTCCTTCATGGTCAATTAAGATTAATGCTAATATGAATCCAGCAACGGTTTCATTATCTAGCTGCACAACTTATTGCTCCGCTGGTGAATATTTAACAAGCGGTTGCACCGTAGAAGCACCAATTACATTTACAATTAATTTTACAGGTAATACTTGTTCACTTAGCAGTATTGTAATTAGTGGTGATTCAAATTACAACAGCATTATTGGTCAATATGCTACAAGTGAATATGAGCAGTTTAATGGAAGTATTTCAACATTAGAAGAAGATTTAAAAGAGCAAATCTTTGGTGTTATGAGTTCAACCGGTACAAGCGGAAGCTCAGTTTATTACTTCGGTTCTATTCCCGCTTCAGCAACAACTGTATCACCCTTAAGTGCTTACACAGCATCAACAAATGCGGTTAACGTATTTAGTGTAGCTGACCCGGTTAGCTTGAATCAATTAACATCAAGATTAAACGATTCTTGGTACTTTGCAACATTCAATCAATTTGCACCTAATGTAACGGTACTACCTAACGGTGAATCGGTAACACCTAACTACTCAGGTATTTCATTCTATAGTGTTGTTAATAGTTTAGTGTTCTCAGGTCAGGTATGTACAACAGCATCTACGTCAACTACAACATCGACAACAACAGATCCTTGCGCTGCTCCAGTACCCTCACAAACACCTGTTGCTCCGGTGGTTACATGCTGCAATTACTTTACAGGAACATTAACGGGTACAATTTACACATTATTTGGTAAACAATTTAATGATTACCAAGATTTGGTTGTTGCAACTCTAAGATCTAGAGGTGTTGTTGATTATGTGTCAAGTAATGGACCTGTTTATGAAATCTCAACATTAAATTATGTTGGTCTCGATTGTACCACAGATTCTTATGAATTAGTACAAAAAAATCCTTTTATGTCATTTGCAATTACTGGTTTTACAGATGCGGGTCAATACTTTAACTTCAAAACCTCAATGAGTAACACCGATAAGAACTTCATTGATAGAGTTCTTGGTTCGGGTAACTTTAGCAAACCAAAAACCGAAGTTCCTTTATTTGTTGAAGAAAATTATTCAAACTTATTAACTTATGGTTGGAATAAGGGTTATGTAAGAGGTTTACAATGTAACTTATTGGCTTTAGATAGTGCGAGAAGTAATGATGGAAATTCTATCGGTTGGTATCTTGATAGATATCAAACACCAATTACTCCGTTTATTGTGTCTGAATTAAGAGGTAATAAAGTATTTAAGCTCTTTAAATTCCATAGTATTTCAGATGGTACAAATGCAAATACTGAAATTAAGATTTCAATCGCTAATATTTCATTTGCAAATGGAACATTTGATATCTTGGTAAGAGATTATAATGATACTGATCAAAATCCGGTTGTAATTGAGAAGTTCTCAAACTGTAGCATGAATCCTTCTCTTAATAACTTCGTTGCTAAGAGAATTGGTACTGTTGATGGGGAATATGAACTTAAGTCAAAGTATGTTATGGTTGAATTAAGTGATGAATATCCTACTGATGCATTACCTTGCGGTTTCGAGGGTTACTTAATGAGAGAATATGATAATGAAACATCTCCGTTCGTTGTCTACAAAACAAAATATGATTTTCCGGGTGAAGTTATCTACAATCCTCCATTTGGTACATTAGCTGGTGCTGAAGATTCAATCACAAGTAGCGGCGATAGAGTAAGAAATACTTACTTAGGTATTTCTTCAGAAATTCCGGTTGATTCAGATTTCTTCTACTACAAAGGTAAGAAAAATGTTTCATCAGTTGAGCTTTGCACAAGTGAAACATCAGATTCTTGGTTGTATTTAACAAAAGGTTTCCACATGGATTCTGGTGCTAGCGTTGTAAAGATTTCTTCTGATTATGTAACATCAGGTAAACCTGCGTTTGATGTTGGTGTAACTTCATTCAGGAGTGAACCCACATCAGCAAATAATCCTTACTACAAATTACAATCTCGTAAGTTTACTCTCTACTTACAAAATGGTTTCGACGGTTGGGACATTTATACAGAATCAAGAACAAATACTGATAGATTCCAATTAGGTGGTTCCGGTTACCAAAATGGTGCTTGTCCTTCAGTTAGATATCCTGATGCAACCGGTGTTGGATTGTTAAAACAAATCTCTGTAAATGACACATTTACCGATTATGCTAACACTGACTTCTACGCTTACTTGTATGGTATCAGACAATTTGCAAATCCTGAAGCAACAACAATTAACGTTCTTGTAACTCCGGGTATTGATTTTGTAAATAACTTACAATTAATTGAGGATACAATTACAATGGTTGAACAAGAAAGAGCGGATTCACTTTATGTCATGACAACTCCTGACATGAATATGTTTGTTCCAACAGCTTCAGATCCTGCTGATTTCTACACACCAACAGATATTGTTGATCAGTTAGAAGCTGCAAATATTGACACAAACTACACAGCAACTTACTATCCTTGGATTCTTGTTAAGGACACGGTAAATAATACTCAGGTATATATTCCTTCTACGGGTGAAGTTTGCAGAAACTTCGCACTAACCGATAACATTGCATTCCCTTGGTTCGCAACCGCTGGTTACACAAGAGGTATCGTAAATTCTGTTAAAGCAAGAAAGAAGCTCACTCAAGAGGATAGAGACACCTTGTATCAGGGTAGAATTAACCCGATTGCAACCTTCAGCGATGTTGGTACTGTAATTTGGGGTAATAAGACTCTACAAGTTGCTGAATCCGCTCTTGATAGAATCAACGTTAGAAGATTGTTGTTACAAACAAGAAAGTTAATTTCTGCTGTAGCTGTTAGATTGTTATTCGAACAAAATGATAGTAAGGTAAGACAAGACTTCTTGGATGCTGTTAATCCGATACTTGATTCGATTAGAAGAGATAGGGGTCTATACGACTTCAGAGTAACGCTCTCATCAAGTCCTGAGGATTTAGATAGAAATCAATTAGTTGGTAAAATTTACATTAAACCAACAAAGTCGCTTGAGATAATTGATTTGGAATTCTTAATTACACCTACTGGTGCAAGTTTCGAAAATATCTAAAATAAAATAACTAAGAAAAAACCCCCTTCAGAAATGAGTGGGGGTTTTTTATTTTCATATCTTTAACTTAAAAATATGTCTATAATCAACATCGCAAAATAGTGTAAATTTAATCCAAATTAAATTAAGTGAAATATACCAATACCAAGGTTGAATACCACTTGTTGTTTTGATATATGTACCCTTTTTAAACTCTAAACCAAGTTGTTTTGGTAATAGTCTAATAGTTATATCAGACCAAACTGATTTGACTCTAAATTTTAAATCAA